ATGTGCATCGCAACAATTCTGATCATCAACGCAGTGAGTGCAGCAGTGCTTCTTGCAGTGCTGGTTGAACTTGCTCTCCGCGCATCTCGGACGGGAGTACATCTGTGATCTACACCAGCTTTGAAGACGCGAAGCGAGCTCGTGGCGAACTGGCAAGGAAGCTCGACGCGATTGTCTGCATCGTACCCGTTGAGGGTGGTTACATGCTGAGGGTGGGATGATGGCTCCCCTCCCCAAGCCAACCGCCAAGCTGAAGCGGGTGAACCCCAACCTGCATGTACCTATGACGGCAGCCCAGACTGCGATGCTCGCAGCACGCAAGAAGCGCCAGGCTAGCCCAATGGGGCGCATCCCAACTGAGGAAGAAGCGATCGCCTGGCTTGAGGCGAACAACGCCCGCTACACGGCTAAGAAAGGGTAGCGGGCACCGCTACCCAAACCAACCCTCCTCCCAAGCTACCACGCTCTTCCTCACAGGCCGCAGCACCTTCAAGTGCCCGACGTCGTCGAAGTTGGGCAGCCTTATCTTGACGCTTACCCACTCTGGCTTGCCGCAGTGCCTGCATGTGCGGAACAGCCCGTGGATCGGCGTGGTATCGGCATAGACTGCCAGCAGGTCACGCGCAGCGTAGTTGTCCAGTCGCCGGCATAGTGAGCAGCGCACAACGAATATCCTGTTGTCGGCTGCAACGCCTGCCACAGTGACTGACTCGACCGTCCGGCGGCTTGGGGTCATGGACATCAGTCGAGCCGCTTACCATCAGCCCGAGCCAATGCAGTGCGTACATAAGCTGGACGCAAGCCGGTGATCTTTGCGATGTCGCTGGCTGTCAGGTTTGGGTAGCGCTCTTTAGCTGAGCGCACCATCTCCTTCATGCGTGGTTTGATCTTGATCCCACTCTCACCGGCCACTTCCTTCTCCTTTGTCTGCGACCTCTTGACTCTGACGAAGAGTCTAAGACCAGAACAAAAAGAGAACAAGGAGGTTCCTAGATGCTTGTGGAAAGTGTGGATAACGCCCCGGTAAAGAAGGACACCAAACGCACTACATTGATTGTGGTGCTGGCGTTTGATCGGGATGATACGGGGGACCTGGTGCCGGCCACTGAAGCAACTCAATGGCAGAGCGAGGACCGAGCAAGACGGGCAGCGAGAGCGCTGTCAGAAGATCACGTCGGGGTCGTTGCTTGGTCGAGGGAGGCTGATCCGGTGCTCGGCGAATACGGCGAGCCAGTGATCATTGCTCAGTATGGTGAGATACCGACCATGGAGTGAAAAGGCGCGCATCGTCCACTGCGCGCCAAGACGTTCAGCGTTTCGGCCGCCGCGCAGCGAAGCGGTTATAGGCTTCCACTGTGAGCATAACGTCGACGGTTTGAGATCCACCGCCAAAATAGTCTGGCGTGGTTTGCACTACTGTCGTGATCACGTGGGGCTGAGGGAAGGACAACTGACCAGGGTAGAAGGCAAGTTGCCTGGTGAGTGCTTGGTGCGTTTCTGTGGTGATAGCAAGCATGGTGGTTCTCAAGGTGGCTTTCCAAGGCCGTTAGCCGGTAACAGACCGGCAGCCGGGTGTTGGAAACCTGCTCGAGAGACAGGCCGACGGCCTTTAACTATCCTGTGGGATCAGCACAGGAATCATCTGGACATAGCGCATCGCACCCGGCCAAATGGCCAGGAAGATGCGCACGCCAATGCGCAATCAGGTTTCAGCGCACAGGGCTGCACAACGACGCCAATCGTTGTGTCGCGACCAGTGATGCTGCCTATCTCAAGTCCGGGTTTCCACGCCCACGGACATTGATACACGTCTGCTGGATTCGCGGACAGTGTAATTGTGACACTCTCACGAAAATATTTGGTAGCGAGCGGAACTTAGGTGTGAGTGCTGCGTTCGCGCGAGTACGGTTAGTGCAACTTCTTGTTCGGATCCAGGACCAGTTCGGCCTCTGCCTCATCCAACTCGTCGAAGCGGTTGGTCCAGTCCTGCAGGTCTTCCATCAGAGCCTCGTTAGTTTCGATAACGAGGATCGGCATACCTGCCACGTCACGGGTCTCCATCTTCTCGATCAGCCGGACCAACAAGTCCGCCGCTTCCTGAGAAAGGGTCAAAGAAGATAATTCAGGCTGCAGGCTTGTTCTTGCTGGCATAATCGGCCTCGTACGCGTATAGCATGTATTTACCTAAACCGGAGCTGGACTCCGTGTCAATACATGCTACACATGCGCCATGGCACTTAAGAACGATAAACAGTTGCAGATGCGTGTCGACGACGCTTTCCTGCAGAAAATCGATGAGTGGCGACACGCCCACAAGATCCCGACGCGTGCGGATGCTATCCGCAAGCTGGTGGAAGCCGGCATGCGCATTCCTGATGCCGCGAGTGAACTAGTAGAGAAGTTGCCGCAAGAGGTAGTAGTCGGCAACCCACCGTTTCAACACTCTTTGGCGCATCTACGTAAGCTGTTGGAAGAACACTTCCAGGGCGTAAATAATGCGGCCGAGGCACAAATTCGAGACATCCTGAACCGGGTCGTACACGGGCAGGAGGTCGACATAGATGACCTTAATCAGACACTGGAGTGGGTCAAGCAGAGTTCTTTGGAACTGAAGCCAGGTGAATCTCTGCTAGCAAAAGCTGCCGAGAAGAAAGAACAGGAGACACGGGTCGTAGAGCGCACACCTTCACCGTCGCCCTTTCAAGTTAGGGTGCCTGTCGAACCTTACCGTGTGGTACCAAGAGAACCACTTAGGGTCGCTGCAAGAAATGTAGACAAAGAAATAGAGGCTTTGGAGAAAATAATGGAGCGGGAAGTGGCTCGTATTTCACCGACCGCTCCCACTCTGTCATCACCGCTCGACGAAATGCAGAGTCTTATTGTGAGAGCCTTCAATCCTGAAGCACTTGCGGAGTTTTGGAGAACCTTCAATGGTAAAACCAAGCTACCACCAATCGTATTCACCGAGGAAGGTAGAAGTAGCCTGCAGGGTTTAGCAGGGAAAATCCAAGCAATACCCCGATATAAGGCCGCGGCATCCAGATACGTTGATGATTACGAGCGCTACTTGGACAGTTACCTAAAAGATCCCCTGACTGAAGGTAAGGCTCATGAAGAGGTTACCTCCGCCAGGGGAAAGATATACACGTTTTTGGCTCACGCTTTGGGTAAGCTTTGACTAACCCGCGAACAACACCTCGTCCAAACGATCATAGAGCTCGCGGATCGTACCTTGGTTGCGCAGCACCACGTCCACTTCGTCAGTGATCTGTTCGGACGCATGGCCGGTGCCAATACCACCCCTGCCCTGCAGCTTGATCACCAATCCTCCAAGAGCCTGGACAGTCAGAGCTTCGTTGTCATAGCGACAGTCATCGGTGACTACACGGCCGCCAGCCTTGAGAACGTCGTTGGCAGCCTTGGTCCAAAGTCCGGTCCAAAGGTTAGGGCCGATCAGGTCCCTGCCCCAGTCGCCTCCCAGCCGCTGCATGACGTACCGCGGTGAACGGCCTTCCAGCCACGACACTGGCAGTTCCTTTTGGTCGCCCTCAATCATGGCTTCAGTCATACCGATCGCGCGGCACATGGCTTTGAGCGGGCCAGCAAATTTGATGCGCTGATAGCCATGACGTTCAATGAGGTATTCGGCCAGTGTGGACTTGCCCGAGCCAGCAACACCTGCCAAGGCGACGACACGGGGCAACTTGCTGTTGTCATTGGCCGCGGTAAGTGGTGGTAGGTGCCGTTGTTCCCAACTGCGGCAGAACGGCGTGTCACCAGATGGGTGGACAGGTGAAACTTCGCCGACGGTCAATTCACTTGCAAACATCACAATGTCCCCGTTTCGATTAGATTCCAGAAGGTCTTCAAAAACTCAGCTTTGGCTTGCTCCGGCGTCCAAAACTGGAGGCTTACTCCAAGTGGTTCCATGGCCCAGGACCAGTCTGGACCCACTCCCATGTTCTGAGCTTTTTCATCGAACAAGATACGATTGTCCGCCTCATGAACCCCTTCCGCAAACACAGCATCGAGGCCAAACCGCGCTGCGACAGCATACCAAGCGTTCAATTCAGCTTCTTTGTAGCCGTGCAAGAATGGCTTCACCGGCCTCGGCACGTCAGTTAGGTATGCTTCGGTGGCGTCGTGCAGCAAACCGCACAAGGCAGCCGTATGACCGTACTCTTCAAGCAGCCAACGACTGACTAGGACTGAATGCTCAGCCACGCTGTAGAACCTTAAGCAGTGGCCATTAAAGCGGCACTGCAGGGATAAGCTGTGCGCGATGTCAATGATGTCGATGTCTTCAGCGCGAAGGTCCATCGGGAAGACCGCCTTGCCGGTGTAGGTGGCAATCCAGTCGCCGATGCGCGGTGCACCGTTGTTCTGCAGATTGATTTCGTCTTTTCCTGCCAACCCAAACATCAGAACGCCTTCCCGCCGGCAGCCTTCCGGTTCTCAATCTTGTGGTCAGCACGAGTCTTGTTGAAGGCACGCTTCTCCTGGATGACGCCGCCGAGGTCATAGCCGCGTGAGCCAGCCAAGTCGAAGATGCGGATCACGGCGTCGGCGAGCTCCACTTCCATCATCTTGCGATGCGGCAGCTTGTCGTCTTGGAGGTCCTTACGGTGACCCTCCATGGCCTCGCTGATCTCGGAGTGGATCAGGCAAAGCATTTCGGGGACGTTGCGTGTCGCGACGATGCTCTCCCCAGTGTTGATGTCTGTCCACCAGCCGGCTGCGATGTTGTCGGCGTGAATCTCTGCGCAAAGCGCGTTGATGTTGGCGGCGTGGTCGAGATTGTCGTTCGACGGGATCATAGAAGCTGGTACTTGCCAGGTTGTCATAGTGGTAGTTCTCCTCAGTGGTGTAGTGAGGAGCGGCCGTAGCCGCCCTAGGTTAGCCGAGTTCAGCGGCTAGTTCGGTGTAACCGCCGATATGGCGGTCGGCGTCCCAGATTTGCGGGACGGTGGCGAAGCCTTGAGCCTTGAAGGATGCCTTCTGTTCCGGGTGGAGCAGAAGTTCTTCGCTGTAGGTCAACCCACGGCTGGTGAGCAGTTCCTTGGCCATGCGGCAGTACTTGCAACCTGGCTGGCTGATGATGCGGTACTGGGTCATCAGATCACCGGGCACGCGCCAGTTGCACAGTCGGGGCCAGAGTCCACGCCGAACTCGCCGGCCGAACCAGACCAGTCGATCGGGCGCAGCGTGTCGGCGTAGGCGTGGTAAACTTCGGCCGTCACAACTTCTTGGGGGAGGTACTGGTACCCAAGGTCGGCAGCCGTCTTGGTCGGATCGTTGCGGAATAGGAACGAAACACCGATTGTGGTGTCCCAGTTCTCCTGCAGCCAGTCGATGATGGCAGGCACTTCGCTCCGATCGTAGGAAACCGTTATCGAACAGTTGTGGTCGACGTAGTGCTGCATCACGAGCTTGTAGCGCTCGAGTTGAGCCACCGCGCTTTCCAGGTTGACCTCAAGCACACGTCCGTTGCGTTCAACGCGTTCGAAAGGAATGTTGCCGTACTCCACGGGCACGCGAACGAGCACGCCGGTTGAGTCACCTGGGTTGGGAAACGTGTAGTAGCCTGCACGCTGCAAGATGCCGACGAGCGGATCGTGCCTGCTCATGTTGATGTTGTTGAAGATGTAGCGGCCGAGCGGCTTGTGCACACCTTCAGGAACCTCGAATCCGACGATGCCAGAGGCCTTTGACTGCGTGCCAGACGGCTTGATCGTGGTGATCGCCTTGGACCGCGGCATGCCGAGTTCGTCAGCCATACTGTTGGCGCCGGTGTGGGCGGCCTCACGAAGAGCCTGCCATGCAAACGCGTTGTTGGCTCCTGACCAAGCAACCACACCGGTGACGCCCACGCCGCAGAGCCGCAGGAACTCGTTCAGTTCATGCCAGGAGCGCTGCAGGATGCCATCGTCGAGCCACACGCATGTCTGCCGATAGTTGGCGCGAGCAACTACCCAATGAGCGCGCTTTAATCCCGCCAAGTCTCCGTTAAACCGGCTCAGAACCGTTTCGACCAGGTTACAGAAGTTGTGGTCGCCCAGAAGAATCTCACCACAAGGATTGGTGCCCTTGGTCCATGGACCGCGGCGCAAGGCTTCCTGGATGTTCATGAAGCCTGGTTCGGACCCTCCAGCTTCAACCATGAGGTTGAAGATGTACTCGAGTTCACTCCGCGACGGCGTGTGCGAAAAGATCAGTGAGTTGTTGGACTGAGTGCGGTGACCGTTGTCATGTAGCCAGAAGTCCTTTTTGGCGACGGCAAACTCCTCCCATTCCGGTTCGCCAACTTCGAACAGAGCAATCTCGGCCGACCGACGGCTGGACAGCACAGTGCCGAGCCAGTTGACGATGTCGAGGATGTCCATGCGAGTAAGCAACTGCCCTGCCCGCTTGTTCAGGATGGCCGCAATGGCTGGGTAAGCTTTGGCGATCTGTTCGTCACCCGAACTGATCCAACCATAACCTTTGAGGCGTTCGCCGGCTGGACGGATCTGGCTTAGGTCGATAACGAGCTTCTTCGCCTTGAACTTGCCGGCTACAAGCTTTCCAACCGACTTGGCCCAAGCTTCGGCGCTGTCACCAACGCTGAGTGTCCAGGTGCCTGTGTCCGGATCGAACTTCTCGCGGTTCTTGGCGCGACCGCCCTTACCAGTGCGCGTCGAACGGATGACTTCTACCTCGGGAATGAAGTGCCCAAAGCCGTTCAGGTTGCCGACGATCGGGCGGAAGCCAACACCGCAGCCCTGAAGCAGCAGCCAGAGCACGTCGACCACGTCATGGACGGTGCGCACTTCCAAGAAGCTGCAGTTGAACTGGCTGCTTTCGCGAGTCTTGGAGACATCGGTGCCACCCAACCAACGAGTGCGGCCGGACAGGTTGACCTTGCGGTCGAGCAGCAAGGCGCGGAGTTCTTCGAGCTCCGATTCCTGCTCAGCATTGAGCGGCGCAAGCATCCAATCGCCGTATTCGTCACGGCGCATACCAGCCTTGGCGCGTTCCCACAGCCAACGTTGGTGGCCAATCATGCGGTCCACCGATTGCTCGAAGGTCTCGAACTCGGTGCCCGCGTCGTTGGTCGGCCGCAGGTAAGTGCGACGCTCGGTAATCTGAGCGCGAGTGGATGGTGCAGGAGAGTTCTGCATTATTGTCCTTGTGGTAGTTTGGTGTGGTGTGGTGGTTAGGCGGCTACCAATTACGGTAGGGTACCTTGTGCTTAACCCATCTGACGAACGCCCAGATGAGCGCCCATGAAGCTGGGAAGCCGACAAATATGACGGCAAAGCCGAGAATAGTGGCAGTAACTTCGTCCATCACGCAGCCTTATCGAACTTGACGTTGTCGTTGGCTGGTACGCCAACGGCTGAGGCACCAACGACCATCTCTGGTCGTAGGGTGGACCGCCCAACTTCGCCGAACCGCTTGCTGTAAGTGATAACCTTGGCAGAGCGCCCAGACATCCAGCCGCCGCCACTTGCGTAGGCATCGGGTGCTGCCAACGTTTCATGACGTTCGATGTGCATAAGAGCAGTCTCGACGACTGCGTCAGAATGCAGATGTCCACCGTGCCCATAGTTGTAGCGGCAGCGGCCGAACATCTCGCGGAACTTACCGGCGAAGGTACGGTCCAGATCCTTCACCCCACGCTTGTGCATGTGGTGGTAGTAAAGACCGGTCTGCCCCCATTCGAAGGCGTAGTAGAGGTCAGGGCTGGTGTCGACAGTGACCCGAGGCTCATTCTCATAAAGCGTGGCGAACAACTCGCGCAGCCAGGCTGACGATGCGGGATCGTGGTTGCCGGACGCCATCACGACATGAACGTGCTGATGCTTGGCAAGCAGCATGTCGATGATCCGGCGGAAGCAACGGATCACCACTCGGATAACCTTCTGCAGGCGCGAGTCAGCGTCAAGTACATGGTTGCTGGTCGGCGTAACGCTCTCCAAGCCATCATGGTGCAGCAGGTCACCCAGTTGAGCCAGCACTGCCGTGTGGGAGTTTGGGGCAGTTTGAATAGCGGCAGCAAACCAATCAAGAAGCAGAGCCTCTGCGATGCGCAGATCGTAGTCGGCGCCCGTTTCCTCACGCCAGGACAGCATCCCGAAATGATTGTCCGTGACGGTGTATTGGTTCAGGAGTTCGTCGTTCCATAAAGTGGCAGCTTCGTTAAGCGGGACAGGCGCGACCCGCGGCAGTTCCTCTTTCAGGCTGGCGATTATAGCGTCGAGCACCGCACGTTGCTGCTCTGCGCTGGAGCGCTCCATGAAGACTTGACGCTCGACACGCCCATCGGCGCCGACCCAGGTAGTCTTACCCTTCAGCCCAAGGCCGTCTGTCGGGGTATATTCCGGCCCAAGTTCGGGCTTCTGCTGAATGAAGTCGCCGTTGGGCGTACTCGTCAGCTTGCTGATCCGGAAACCAGGCAGCACCGGTGCTGTGCCAAGCAAGCCCTGCTCGCTCGCCAAACGTAAGTGACGCTGGACAGTCTCGCGGCTGCAGCCGACAGCAACCGCCGTAGCAGACTGATTGCGATCATGGGCGATGAACGCCTCGGCGATCTGTTGAGTGGTGAATTGGGTGGTCATGTTTTGGGAGGCTCCTCGGAATCCCAGAGACAAAAAATGCCCGCCACCCAGAAGGGCAGCGGGCACGATTTCACTTACGCCCAAGCAGATCGCAGACGACCGAACCGGGGACGATGATGGAAAGACCGAAGTAAGAAGGGAACGAACCGGCAGGCGCTAGTGCAGCGCCAACGTTAACGCCTACCAAAGCACCACCGATAACGAATGCGCCGCCGGACATGCCGGGACCAACGGTGCCGTCAACTGGCACAGCAACCTTCCACTCGCCAATGGTGGCTGGCGCACCAGCGACCACGACACGTGTAGTGATGTCGTTGAACGCCATGGGATTACCATGCGCTTCGCCAGTCTCGCCGATTGTTGGCGTATAGCAGGCCAGCGGAACACTAGCGGCCTGATTGGGACCAGACAGCACAGCAATGTCATAGGTGTCGTTAGCCCAAAGGGCTTCGACTTCGACACCGTTGATCTGAGCAGTCTTGTTGCTGCCGACGACATGAGCAGCGGTCACATACAAACCTTCGCCGATGTGCGTTGCGCTACCGTGACCAAGCTTGGTCTCGACCTTGACGTGAGCTGAGGTGATGGGCGGGATGGAAGGGCCGGTCGGAGCGGTGTAGACAAGGGTGCCAATGGCGATCACAGCCATCAGTGCCGCAGCACAGAGTAAGTAGTTCGGCCGATCGTCGCCGTATCGCGAGGCGAGGTATTCGAGAGAGTCGGTGGACACGGAGCCCTCCTGTTGTGGTGTAGGAGAACTATGGTTGTGTGTCGTTTTGCATTGAAACGCATATTATCGCATCTTATTGCGATTATGCTACTTGACGCGCATAGCTAACGTTTTGTGGTACTGCCGATACACAAGCACGCTGAACAAGTAGATCAGCGCCAGCTTACCGCAGATGGCCAGCCAAGGCATGTCGTCTACGATGTTGCGGTACAACATGATACCGAATGTGGTGAACCCAAAGGCGCCGTAGGCGGTAGCAAGAACCCTGCGCAAGAAGTACGCTGAGCCTGCATGGGCATGGGCCAACCACCAGCACAGCATGACCACGATAAACGAGGTGACGTTGTTGCCCCAGAGGATCAGATCATTCATTTCTTGATGCTCCCACCCAGGATGCGATCCTGGATCGCCTTCACGGCAAGTTCACCCCCCGAGCCCATGATGAAGCCGGCACTAAGGTAGGCGTAGGGTCCAGCGTGCGTGACAGCATCAACTGCGTGGCCGACCAAGCCGCCGAGAAACAGCGCTGAGAAGGCACCCGCAACGCCCTGCGCTACACGGCGCTTCCATTGCTGTTCGGGCGCTATGACAGCGCGGAAGAAAGCGCCGGCGACGCCTGAGATGGCGAGTAACTGAATCTGATCCCAGATCGCCGGATTGGGTGGGGTGGTCATACGTTCTGCCTGCATTTGGCTAGTGTTCAGTACGGCCCATCAGCGACGCGAGAAGATGGAGTGGAGAAAGTAGAAGCCGATGGCCGCCAATTGGACGGTCATCAGGTGATCGCTGAGCGGGTCCGTGACGCCCCACCCCAGCAGTTTGTCCCACAGCACCAGCTTGATGTTGTAGATAACAAATGGGAGCGCGAAGCCAAGGCGAACCAGTGGCGCCCACGGATCGAGCACGAGGCTGTCGCGCTTTAGCTCGAGCGTGCGAACACGCTCATCAGCGGCGATCTTTTCGCGATCATTACCAGCCACAGTGGACTGGTACTTGGTCTTGGCGATGAGTTCCCCGATCCGGCCAACCGGATCGAGGATGGCACCGATGACTGGAATAAGCGCGAGCAGGCTCACGTTGGCCAGCCGTATTTCTTGGCAGCGCGATAGTAGAGTTCCGTGCCCGCTGCGACTGCGAAGCCTGCCAAGGTCTCGACTGCTGCGACGATGTCTGGATCACCGGCGAGGGTGTCAGCTAGGTCTTGGCTCAGAATGCCATGTAAGGCGAGATAGCCTGCGAGGTAGCGCAGGCCGATACGAACGTAGACGCTCATTTCAGTTTACCTTTGATCTTCGTCCACACCCAAGTGCCAGCTGCCGCAACGGCGCCGATAACAGCGATCACAAGCAGAGCTTGCGGGCTGTGGTTGGGGGACAAGGTTGGGGTGGTTACAGGTGCGTTCGGTTGAGGAGCCTGGTCGATGATGACCGCAGGCGTTCCAGCGAAAGCAGCGCGCAGTTCCTTGCTGACGTCGAGCTTCTTGGCGCTCGACCAGACGGGAGTCATCTTCTTGGTTAGCCGGGTGTACTCGGTCATCGTGCCGTTGTTCGACCACTTACCGTCGAAGAACAGGTCACGCTCCTTCTCGCGTCGGCCGGTAATTTCCCTCGGCTTGTTCCAGTGCATGAAGGCTTCTTTGGATTGGTCGATGCGACCGGCTTTCCAATGCTTCACCCAGGATGCTGTCTCGATCGCACCGGTGTTCCAATGGAACGACAACGCTGCGGCGAACTGAGCCTTGGTGAGCGTGTGGCCTTCAAAGGCGCGGTAAACACCAACGGCGTAGTTGCGCAGCGCCCAAGCGAACAGCCGCATGCAGTGCTCTACCGAGGCGGGCTTGCTGATGTACCGCTCAACCGAGTGGCCCGTCGCATTGGTCATTCCAACACACCAGGTCAGCACACCGACCGAGTCCTTGTAAGTTTGGCGGATCAGCGCCTCGTGACTGGCAACTTCGATCGCTACGTCGAAGTCGACGAGCGGAAGCGCCGCTTGTGAAGCGGGCATGGTATGCTCCTCAATGTGGGGATATGGTTTGGTCGACTCTGGAGGAGCCAACAGGAATGCTTAGGACCTTGCTCGCGGCCGCACTTGCTGTTTCGCTCTGCGCGCCCGCTTCGGCGATGAGCCTTTGCGGGTCAGGCAAGCGCGTGACCTGCGTCGTTGATGGCGACACGTTCTGGCTGCAAGGCGAGAAGATCAGGATCGAGGGTTTGGATGCGCCGGAGATTTCGCAGCCGCAATGCAGCGCCGAACGTGCCTTAGGCAATCAGGCGCGAGACACCCTTCTCGCCGTGCTCAACAGCGGCGACATCGCTGTCGAGCGACACGGCGAAGATCGTTATGGTCGAACGCTGGCCGATGTCTATGCAGGTGGCGTTGACGTCACTGCCGCACTGATCAGTGCGGGCGTTGCTCGACCCTATGAGGGCAGGCGGTCGTGGTGTAACTAGCGAACATGCAGGTCAACGTATTCATCACTCGGAAGGATGGGAAGTTGCAAAACCAGTTGCTGGTCTTGCCAGCGGCTCCCATGTTTCCAGTTCCGGAGCAATACCGATCTGGCTGGACGTACTTCGTAACAACGAACACCGAAGACCGCATGTTTGGCGACACAGATGCCGTGTCGCTGGAAGCGCAATTGGCTTCGCAAGGCTATGCCGTACTGGACCCGCCGGAGCGCTAAACCTTCAGCTTGGCTTCGATGTCAGTCGTGTAGCCCGACTTGCTGAAGCTATGAGTGGCGCTCTCGATAATGAACTGCAGCCCGTCCACCCCCGGACGCACCCCTGAGAACGACATCGGCGCCCCTGCCCTGATGTTTGGATCACCAATCACAGTGCAGCTTGCGGTGATGGTCTCGCGCTTTAGGTTCTTGGCTTTAGCCTTGGCTGTCGCCTTGGCCTCTGGTTCGTCCATCAAAGGCACGCCGATCTCGAACTTACTCATCGGCGGCCTCCTCAATGGTTTCTTCGACGGTTTTAAGCCGCGCCTCGACGCGGTCATACCAATTGGCTTTTACGGCCTCGACTTCCGAGCGATCAGCGAAGCGTATCTTGGCTGAGCCTTCAACTAGGTCCGCCGGCCGGATGGTGACGGGGCTTAGCGCCGTCCCGCCGGCATTCTTACCGCTGCCCTTCTCGGAGAATACGAGATTGCCGTCCTTGATCGAGAACAGTGCGTTGTGCCGTTTGGCTAAGCGCTCCAGGAACTCGAGCGGGCTTTCTGTCTCCTGCCCTAACCACGGGTACTTGAACGCCCCGATGACGGAGTCGACCTTCGCCGACAAGCCGAGGTCCCCAGCAATGTCGCCGACGATGTCCTTCAGGGTCTTGTCGTCCCAGTGCCGTGCCTTCTGCGTTTTTGCATCGCCCTTGAAGTCGGCGCCTTTGCCGGAGATAGACATGGTGTACGGCAGGCAGGTGACCGTTACCTCGTCCACGGTGAAGGCGCCCATGAACGACAGCGACCCGGCGGTGTAGCCCATCCAGACCCGGATCTTGGCGCCCTTGCGCGGAATGGCCGCCGGCGGGAAGTCGTTCAACTCAATAGACACCGAGTCAGACGTGAAGCCGTCCTTGTCGGTGACCTCGCACGAGATTAACCGCTCCATGAACACGCCGGACGCCAGCTTGCCGTCGATGGTGATCTTGCACTGTGGTCTCATGTTAATCCCAGAGCGAGATGGTCGGAAGTTCGGCTGGCTTTTCGAGTTCCGGCATCTGTACCGCAGTGCCGATCGGCAGGATGGGTCCAATTGCCGCGAGGCCAGGGTTGGCATTTAGCACCGCCTCAACATAGCCGCTCTCGTCGCCATAGACGCGCCGGCAGATCAGGTCGACCGTGTCGCCCTGCACGCTGATTTCAGTCTCCATGAGTCACCTAGTTGAAGAGGCCGATCAGCACAGACTGCGGCGAGAAGTCACCGCCCTGGTATCGGCGGAGGTTCAGCGTATAAGCGTCACGCCGTGGCAGGCCATTGCGGTCGAGGAGACTGCGGTCCTCGTCGATGCTTTCGATCACGTGCAGCCCGAATATCTGGCCGGCGTAGTTGACGAACATCAGCGGAGTTCCGGCCATCGCCGCATCGCGAATACCGTTCAGCGAAGCAAGCCCCCCGAAAGTTTCCGGGAACAGCACGCCCTTGATTGAAAGGGTGTCGCTTTCTCCGCCAGTCCATTGCAGGCGGTCCATGCCGCCTGCAACCTGAATGGCTGCCCACTCTGTTCTGGTGCTTCGAGCAAGCTCTGTCAGGCCAAAGCCGTGAGCCTCGAAAGCGAACGCGCCAAGGGCGGCAACTACTGGTCCTGCCATTATGCCATGCCTCCGTTGGTGTGTGCCGCCCGAACTTTCGCTCCCACCTGGTCACCCATGGCTTGGGCGATCTGACGTGGGTTGGCGTTCGTGGGCGTCTGAACGTTAGTCGGCCCAAAGGTGTTGTTGATGACGGTTGTGCCGCTACCGGACGGAGCCGCCCTCGGACCTGGCCCAGCAGGTGGCGCAACCCCACCCGGTGCGGACATCGTCACGGGTATCCTGACGCCAGATGCTGCAGTAAACCGCAGTCGATCCATGATCGCCATCATTTGCGCATTCAGACCTGGGAGCGTAGCCGCCATACCTTCGGTCATCTGGGTGCCCATGCCCTCGCCCGAAGAGCGAAGTTCGGCTTCCATCTGCGCGAGCTTGGCTTGGAGGTTTGCCCGACGCTCTTCTAGCGCCGGCTCCAGCCCCCAGTCAGCAATCTCCGCATCAAGGCGGGCCATCTCTGCCTTCAAGGCGTCGATCTGACCCTGCGTGGCACCAGTGTAACCGCCGCCGATGCCGCCTTCGCGGTTATTGAATACGTCAGAAGCCGCCTTTACTGCCTGGAACGGCTTAAATCCACCAACGTCCCAATTGAGCAGAGTGTCTTCAAGCGCCTTGTTCTGAGCTGCCAGCGCGTCCGCGCTCGCCTTGGTCTGCGCAGACCAGTCCTCATCGGACTGTCCAGGCTTGCGCATCTTGATCCCCTCGCCTGCGGCCAGGTAATCCTGCGCTGCAGCAATCGCATTGAAGCCAGCGAAGCCCCACCAGGCAAACCCCTTGCCGCCGGTGCGCCCGCCGGGTTTGCCGTTGGGGCCGCCGTTTCCTGCTCCGCCACCCAAGCCAAACAAGCCGCCATCTTTGCCGCCGCCCATTCCGAATAACGCACCGGCAAGACCGCCGGCGGATGCCAGGAGTCGCAAACCAATGAGTGCAGCAGTGATCTCGACGACTGCGGCAACGAGCTCGGCATTGGCATCAACAAAGGAGGCTACACCGTCAATCATCGGTGTGACAGACTCAGCAAACCGCGCCAACGCCGGGACAAGCGAGTTACCAACCGCGATGTTTAGGTTCTCGATTGATGCTTCGAAGCGAGCAATTGCGCCAGCCGGAGTGGCGAGACGAGCTTGGAAGTCAGCCTCCACGGTGCCGTCTGCTGCCAAAGCTTCATCGCGGATGCGTCTATATTCCTCCAAGCCCTTAGTAGCCTGCAGGATGAAGTCCATCACCTGCTTGTCGGCGAACAGTTCGCCCATTTTGTCGCGCTGACCGTCAGTTAAGCCGTTGATAATACCGATGACGTGCTCGATCGGGTCGACATTTGCCTCTAAGGCGCGATTCATCTCGTTGACGATGTTTACGCCGGCTTCCCCGAAATTCTTAATTGAGTCTGGAGCAAGCACCTTGCCCATGAAATTGGACATGTTAGTTGCGGCTTCAGAGCCCGTGGCCGTACCTCGACGGGCGATCTGGAGCCAAGCCACAACAGAGGCAATACCCTTTTCACCCTCGATGCCAAGCGATTTGGCGTTCGCCAAAACACCTGGGAACTCGGCCGCCATATCCTTGAGTTCGAATGAACCCTGCTTCCCGGCCACGGCCATAATGTCGTAGGCTTTTTCCATATCCTCGGCGGCGATGCCCATTTGAAGCACCATCGCAGAAGTGGCGTTTGCCATCTCAGTCGGGTCAGCCTCGTATGCGGTCGACGCTTTGCCAAGCGGTGTGGAAATAGCAACGGCTTGGTCCGGCGACACAGCACCGGATCCAACCATCGAGTCAATTGCGCCGGCTATGGTGCCAGCGCCCTGCGCGGTTTCCAGCCCAACGTCTCGCCCGGCGCGGCCTAACCGCTCGATCGCTTCGGCCGACATATCTGCCTTCTGGCGGATGTCTTCAAGCTGGGTGGAGAATTCTATGGATGACTGGATTGGAGTTGCTAGAGCTCGCGCCATGACGTAGCCCGCCGCGGCCGCACCCAGCATAGCGTTGCGGTGTTGGTCGAACCGCTGCGCGTTGAGCATCTGCTGATCTTGCAGACGCTGCAGATTCTGCTCGATACGGCGAGCACCCGGCGAGACATGATCGACGAGGCTAAGCTCGAGTTCTGATTTTAACCTGACCATCGGTTATCCTTGCGGCTGCTCGGCTTCTAGAATCCGCATGACTGCAGCGTGGTAGGCGATGACGTCATCCCCATCCATATCCTCAACCATCGGTATTGGTGTGCTCAGGTAGCGAGCAATCCGCGCAATGACATCGCGCCATTGGCTACCTACGCCGTTGCCGCCGGACTTTGCTCTGGGGTCTCCCTCGCCGCTGAAGACTTTCCCGTCAGATCCGCGACCGCCTGCGCGACTGCCTCGAGGTCTTCTGCATTCATCTCCAGGAAAACCTGCATAGGTACGCCGGCCATGCTGGCATATAGCGCGTAGGTCTTTCGCATGCCGCCTTGGACGGCATCCATGGCAACCATGTCCTTGCCCTTCATGCGTCGGGCAAAGGTGACTTCGCGATAGATGACCTTGCCGTGTTCGACTTCTTCGGTCAATGTAACCGTAACTGGGGTGATGGGCATGGTTCCTCTGAGAATTTGTGGGGTGTTGGGCGCGCTGATGCTGGTTACCCCGGCTGGCGCGCAACAGGCGTTCGACATGAGCACTGTTCAAAGCGCTGTCGGCGAGCGCTTCGTAAGCGGTGACTTTGTGGATCAGCCGGACTTCAAGAAGCTGATGGTAGACATCAAGATCGCTGGTCTGGATGGTGCGAACTTGGATTTCTACAACCTTGGCAAGGACGTCTTGTCCGTCGCCAAGGTTATGGAAAATAGTGGGATCGACTTCGATTATCTGGACGTGATGATCACGGTTCCAGCCTACGACAAGTTCGGAAACCCGATCATGGATGATGCTGGCACCATCACCTGGAAGGCTGACGATCTTGCGCAGCTCAATCCAGAAACGCCGCAACCCTTCCTCTTCCCGCTTGCTACAGAAGCGTCGCTCCATGGGCTGGGAACTCAGATGGCACAAGCGTACTGCCAAAGATGGAAGCTGCGCGATCCCCGCTACTGCAGCTAATCAAACCGCAGCGCAGCACGACGGCCCGGACGTTCTGACACGCCATTGCGCTTCACGTCGAAGTCGTCGACCGACAGGATTTCTTCATCGTCCATGAAGATGCGGTAGGCGTGCGCAGTGAACTCGGTGGAGTTCGATGCTACGTCGCCGGCCTTCCAGGTGCCGGCGTCATTCTTGGTGAAGAAGCCGCGCATCTCGGCGCGACCTTCGTGCTCTGCGCCGTCTTCGTCCTGGAAGTAGCCGTAGGCGATGATCGGGATTTCCTTGCCGGCTTCAAGACCGAACAAGGCGATCAGCGCAGGGTCAAAGCTGGTAAAGGTGAAGCTTGCGTCCGTGGTGTTATAGCCCATGTGGATGCGGCGCGGCTTGATCATGCCGCCGTTGCGCATCTCTTCAGACTTCACCTCGAGAACGGGCAGGACGATTTCATCGGTCTGGCCGATCTGTGATTCAGCGTCGACGAACAGTGTGCAGTCGCGCAGCACATAAGCAGGAAGATTTTTTGCCATTGATGGCTCCTAAATGAGTGCGGCCCGCCCGAAGGCAGGCCATTTGCGCGGTGTCAGGCAGAGATGAACTCGCCGGTGACGCTGTTGAAGAGCGCTTCGTAGGCGATCTCAATGTTGCGGTGGCCTTGGATGCGCAAGTCAACGATTGGACTAGGTACTTCTAGCGCCATAGCAAACTTCACAATGCCCTGCGCGCCCGTGGTCGGCGTATTGTCGTTGGACAGCCGGAAGATCGAACCTGGCAGAAGCATGCCGTCGTTTTCAAAGTTGCGCAGCGCCTGCACGCCGGACCAGACCATAAAGTCCAGATTGGCGCGGGTCATCGGCCGATCGATGAACTCGAGGAATGCGTTCTCGATGGCTTCGTTGACCGCGTCCGTGGTGCGAACCACGTTTACGAACTGCCAGATCGGATCGCTATCGCAGGTCCACACACCCCAAGCACGAAGGCCGTTCTTGTTGATGATGGTGTTGACGCGGTTCTCGTTGAGGTAGTTGGCCTGATCGCCATAGAGCACGCCGCGGTTCGTCCCAACGATGCCGTTGATGCCCATGTTCGAACCGGGCCAGTGCGGCCCACGCTCACGATCGCGCTTGGCCTGGAGGCCAACAAAGATCGGGCTGGACGGCGAAGGAACGTTGGAGCCGTCAATGGACTTCAGCACGCGCGGATCCGAGAAGAACACGCGGCGCGAGTTGATCTTGGCGCGAGCCTGGACCGCCTGCACATCAGTGCCGTCTGGACCGTCCGCGTAGAACATGGCGCGCAGCTTTTCAGCAATACCCTGCGCTTCGGCGATAACTGGGCCGACCGTGGTGCCGACGGTCGCAGTGCCGGTGGAGCCGCTTCCCGAACCATTGCCGTTAATCGTGATTGTTGGCGTCGTGCCGGTATAACCCGAGCCAGGCTTGCGCACCACAAGGCTGGTCACAACGCCAGCGGTGACGATAACATCAATCTCGGCGCCGCTACCCGTTGCGTGAGCAACCGTAGCAGTGACCGTATCCTGGTTGTAATCCGTACCGCCAGCCGATACTGCCGCGCTGGCAATGCCGTCAGCAGCCGTCGGAAGCCCGATACCCGGCGCCAGCAACAGCTTGGGACGGGGCAAGGAAAGGGATTCAGCCTTGAGGAAGGCGTGGATGCCGGTCAGAGCGGCAAAGTCGCCCACGGCGTTTGCTGTGAGCTCGGAAGCGTCTTCGCCCTCGTCGATGCGAACCAGCACAACCCGTGTGGTCACCTGGTCGAAGATGCTGTCCAGAGCATCCTTTGCCGTGCCGGTTGCGCCAAGGGTGGCGGCCTGCGTAGGGCTGGTGATTAGAACGGGGGTATCGAGTGGCCACAACGTGGCGTCGGCGTCAGGCGCCGTGCACAGCAGGCCAACAACGGAGGTGTCGCCAAGCGAGACCAGAACCGGCGTTTCGCCAGACTGGAAGACGCGGGCGCCATGGTGAAAGGCTACTGCAGCCATGTCGGTTTCCTTGGGTTGGGTAGGTAAAAATGGGCAACAAAAAACCCGCCGGAGCGGGTTGTTGCGTGTATGAAAAAGCCCGGTGCGAACACCGGGCTTCTCTGGCCACCATTCAGGGGGTGGTTTGGCTAGTCATTTGGTAGGGAACTGCAAACGGTTCCCTTCGCCAATTTTATTCAAAGATGAAATCGCCTGCGCTCAATGTATGCTGACCTACTAGAACAATCGTCAGGTCGGTGCCATTGACCACGTTTGCAGTGACAATCGTGTTGGATCCGTCAAACCAGTATGAAACTTCAGTCTCGTCTGGAGTACTGTCACTTCCCCCGAAGGTGAAGGGATTGAACGAAGCATTGCCTAGACGCGAGTCGACATTGGAGAAGTCAATCTGGTCGCCGGCGTTCCAATCCATAATCACGTCCGCGCTACCAGTGGTACTCTCACCTGCATAGAAGACGAATTTGTCGTTGCCAATTCCTCCGTAGAGTGTGTCGCCACCGGTGCCTCCACGGAGGGTATCGTTGCCAGAGCCGCCATAAAGGGTGTCGTTGTTCGCTCCACCGTTCAGGATGTCATCGCCTGACCCGCCGTAGAGCGTGTCCGTATTGCCGAGGCCGTTGAGTGTGTCATTGCCTGCACCTCCGTAGAGTGTGTCAGCATTGTGAGTTCCCCAAAACCAATCGGTGGTTCCGTCTAGAGTTTGGCTTCCAGCAGCACCCCGATTATCGAAATCATTCGTATCAAAATCATCAGCAGTGTCATTGGTGATTGTAACGACGAAGTCCATGCTATCCGTAGCATTAGCAGCGCCTGACTTATCGTTTGCAGTGACAGTTACCTCCAAAATCTTGTCTGGGGTAAGATTGTCAAAGTCCACGCCGGCTTTCAGAACTAGATCACCGTTCTGGTCGAAATCAAAGAAGTTCTTGTCCGCTCCTGAGAGCGTCAACTCTATGCCAGGGCCATCGACATCAACAACCTTGAGGTCAGCAATCCGAGTAGCAGTTGTGTTGTTTTCTTTGACTATCGTCAAGGCTGTACCAACTATCTGCAAGTCGGGCGCATCATTGACAGGCGTGAGATCCAGCGTAGCAGATCCTGCAACACTCTCTCCGGCACCGTCTTTGACGGTGTAGGTGAACGATACCGAGGTGTCATCGTTCTTGGCTGGCGTGAAGCTCCATGAGGTGCCATCCTGGTTGGGAACTAGTGTGCCGCTTGATGCGACCAGATCGGCAACCGAGAAGGTAGTGCCTGCATCCACATCTTTGGCGTTGGCCAGCAGTTCGTCTGCCGTAATGATACGGACCTTATCCTCATCAGAAGCAGCCAACGTTATGGCCGAGTTGGTTGGTTTCTCGTTCACGTCCTGGATAGTAACCGAGAAGTCCCGGCTGGTAGATGCACCTTTGTCGTCAGTCGCTACAACAGTGGCATTCACCACCTTGTCAGGCGAAAGGGCTTCAAAGTCGACATCGCGCAGTACCAATTCTCCTTTGGCATTGACAAAGAAGAGATCTTTATCTTCGCCGGTGATCTCATAGGTATAGTTGTCGCCTTCGGGGTCCGAGATTGAGCCAGTTGCAACAACGGCTTCGCCGCTATTTTCATCAACAAACTTCGTTTCTGTGACGATGTTGATCACTGGCCCGTCATTGATCGGGTTGATGGTAATCGTGACTTTGGCGAGCAGGCTGTCATCCGTACCGTCGTTTGCCTTGTAGGTGAAGCTAGCTTCGCCATTGAAGTTTTCGGTTGGTACAAAGCTGTATGAGCCATCAGCGTTGAAGGTCAGAACGCCAGCCGCTGGAGCAACATCGCTGACCAGAGTGTAGGTCAGAGAAGCAGCAGGATTGTCGACATCAGTCCCAGTGACCTTACCAGAGATCGTGTTGTCTTCATCGCCCGACACCGAAGAATCGGAAACTACTGGAGCATCGTTGACCGAAGTAAGCTCGAGGGTTGCAGAGCCTGCAACACTACCACCTGCACCATCAGACACCGTGTAGGTAAACGTCACCGAAGTATCGTCATCGGCAGCTGGCGTAAAGGTCCACGCGGTCCCGTCTTGGTTGGGAACCAACGTCCCGCTCGATGAGGTCAGACCGCTGAGCGTAAACGTGGTGTTGTCCACGTCCTTAACTTCGGCCAACAGCTGTTCCAGCGTAATGGTCAGAGCGCCGCTGTCCTCGGCCACAGCTGGCAAGATCACCACCGAATTGGTCGGATCGTCATTGACAGGCGTGACGTTGATTGTCGCAGTTGCCGTGGCTGTACCGCCATTGCCGTCCGATACAGTGTAGTCAAAGCTGCCGGCTGCATTGGAGTTCGGGGTGGCAGTGAAGGTGATGGTGTTGTCCAGGTTTACCTTCACGGTGCCACCAACAACGTTGGCTACGCTGAGAACTGACAGACCATCCTTGTCGATGTCGCTGTCGTTCGCAAGAACGTTGAAGGTCACCGATCCGTCTTCTGCTACGGTTGCGGTGTCCGCGTTGGCTATAGGCTTGTCGTTGATCGGATTGATTGTCACCGAAACTGTTGCATCGGTCGTATCGGTGCCATCCGACAGCTTGTAGCTGATGGTGTCAGAGCCGTTAAATTCCGCGTTGGGCGTGTAAGTCAGGGTTCCGTCAGCTTCGATGGTGACCTTGCCGTTTGCTGCGGTGGCTTCAATAACCGTCAAGGCAGTGCCTTCAACGTCCGAAGCGCCGGCAAGAACGTTGATGCTCACCGAGGTGTCTTCATCGGTCTTTGCGGTAACCACGCCTGCTTCTGGCGCGTCATTTACAGCCACAACGTTGAGCGTTGCTTTGCCGACGTCGGTGCCACCCTTGCCATCGGTGATGGTGTATTCAAAGCTTGCTGGGCCATTGTAGTTGGCAGCAGGCGTGAACGTTACGGTGCCGTCCTGGTTAAGAATGACAGTCCCGTTCTGAGCATTGCTGACTGCGATAACGGTGCGTGGGTCACCGTTCGCATCGGTGTCGTTGCCCCAAAGATCAACAGATGCATAGGTGCGCGCCGCGTCTTCGTTGGTTGCGGCAAGCACGTCATCAAGGGCGATTGGCGCCTCTTCAGCAGGTGGGTTCCCACCGCCGCCTGGATTACCTCCAGGATTACCACCAGGGTTCCCGCCCGGATTACCACCAGGCTCTTCACCTGGACCCTGACCTTCGTCGGGCAGCAGCTTGAGGATGTACTCGTCAGCAAGGGCACCGTTAGCAGGCTTGGTCTCATCAACCGCGTTGATGTAGTCACGGCCAACGGTTTCTGCGGTTGTTCCGGCGTAAGCCACAACCTCAACATCAAGATCGAGGTTTGTTGTAAACAGATCGGCGGCAGCGATCTTGGCATTGATACGAGCAATGTCCGAGCCGCCAGCACCATCGAGAATGTTGATGGCGATTGTTTCAATGGTCTGCGCGCCGCTTTCCAGCAGGGCAAGGTAGTGGGCCAGGCCGTCAGCGTCAGCGTCACGATCGAAGAGGTGCTGGTAGATCGCGTTGATGACTTCGGTAGGCGTCTTGTTTGCAACGAGGTCCGTGTATTCATCTGCTGCAGTGAGTCGGCCGATCAAGAACGAAAGATCGGTGCCACCCTTAGTCTGGAAGGTCCAGTATTCCAGACCTTCTGGATCTGCCGGGCGCCCAAAAAGCGCGATGTAGATACCCTGAATGCTTGCCATTTATATTTACCCCAAACCCTGCGTCTAGTCGCGGTGAGGTCGGCAGTAACAGTTTATTTACCCTCTCAAAGCAAGGAAGAATTTAACGGACGGTTAATGCCAAAGGCCGTCTTGCTGCAATTATTCGCTTGACGAGTTCTTTTGGTCATACATCATTACTCCTCTTTACCGTTTTCGGGATTGTTCATGGTTCGCGTGGCGGCAGACCTCACGGGGCAACAATATGGTCGCTGGGCAGTATTGTCGCCGGTGATTTCCAAACCAAAGTATTGGAACTGTCGCTGCGTCTGCGGAGTGGAGCGACAAGTTTTTGTCGGGGCGCTGAGAAGCGGCAAATCCCTATCCTGCGGATGTTACAGGTCTGAAGTCAGCAGTGGGCGATTGTCCAAGCACGGCCATGCGCAATTAGGCAACCAATCGCCTACCTACACCGCCTGGCGCCAGATCATGAACGCGTGCACACAAACTTCTTCCACCGTTTACAAGAAGGTGGGCGCGCGCGGCATTGGCTTCGACCCTCGCTGGAACGAGTTTGAAGCTTTCTTACAAGATATGGGGGAACGACCCGCTGGGGGCTTTATTGCGCGGCATGATGAGACAAAGGACTTCGACAAAGCTAATTGCTTCTGGAGTTCGAAACGGAATGGGGAAAGAGCACCAGAGACACTAACCTACCGCGGCGCTACCAAGACAATCACCGCGTGGGCAAAGGAACTTGGTATCGATTCAGCAACGATTTTCTCGCGCCTTCGCCGGGGAAAAAGTGCAGAAGAAGCGTTAAAGCCTGCGCGAAGCAAAGCTATGAGTTCCAAGTAGAGGCTTACGGTGCGAAAGTTGGCACTCCGATCACGTTCTCCTCGGCCAATGTGAACCGCACCAGCAGTTCGGCATCGCTCAGGTCAGTTCGGCCTACCCAGTATTGGTATCCGCTTGGGTCAGGTGCTCGGCCAAGAATGTGCCGGTAAAGCTTCTCGACCAAGGCTGATCTCGTTGCGCCACCAAACATCGCTTTGAACTCAGGCGAGTCCACAAAAGCCCGAGCGATGTCGTCAAGCGCTCGGTTCTGCTTTGACCACCATGTGTAGCCACCGAGATCAGGAATCCGGCCGAAAGCTGCTCGGTAGAGCCGGTAGAGATCGGCCTCAGTCTGGGTCAGCGGATTGTCACCTCGTAGTTCCAGCGTCTGGATGTTGGTCAGAACAGCATTGAACCGAGAGAATGGCCCGAGCCACACCGCAACGTCGTTACCGCCACCACCAGACACGCGGGCTCCTGGGATCAGGTAGATCGTGTTGTTGCCCTTGGTTGGGATGCTGCTTGCTGCAGCCGCTTGCAAGTCGAGCGCTGTGGCTGCCTGACTTTGCCCCTTTAGAACCGTCTTGGACATGAGCATGTCTTCATCATCGAAGTGATGCACATTGTGGAACAGATCCTGATCCTGCTGCGAAGCCCAGATCTCGAACGGCGTTGTGACGCTTTGCAGGTTCTGCGTCATGAACAGGGCATGGCCGAGTTCATGGAGCATCACGCCTGGCGCCCAATACTTGTCCGCCTCAGGGATCGGACCAAAGCTCCACGGATAGGTAGGATTGATCTTGATGGTGAAGTCCGGGCCTGGACCATCCCACCCTTGCAGCCGAGCCGCAGCATTGGGAAGAGCAACCGCCCTTCCCTGATGCTGGCCGAGGCTGACGCAGTTGCCAGCCGTGTGAGACGCAAGAAAACCAAGGCCTTTGTCGACCACCAAAGTGATCCGAAGAACAGCGTTGCCTACGATGTGCTTGGACCATTCCACCAAGGCAGCATCGATGGCCCGCGTCCAGTCCGACGCAGGCGTGTTGTATGTTGCGGTGATCATGGGAGTTCCTAGTAAGCAGATAGGCTATGCAATACTGATAGTGTAACTTTGCGCATCATTAAAAATGAACGTACCCGGGCAGCCGAAGTAGGTCAGCCCCGATCCTGAGTCATAATCTTCGTAGTAACCAGTCATGGATGAGGAGAGAATAAGTATTCCGTCTACCAAAATGGACTTTCCGGCAAGGTATCCAAGATGGTTTCCACTCAACCCTAACTCAACCCCTATATAGTCGCCGGTGTTGGTCGCCTGCAGATAAAGCGCCGTCCTATCTGCGAACAATGGTGCCGAGATGCTGCCGACTTCCGCGCCGGTCGTGTTGTAGTAGGTGTCCGCGGCGCTAAACCAGCCAGAAGTGTTGCTCGGCGGCGCGGGATCGCCTGCCACCAACGTGATACCAGCAGGCCCAGCAACCTCCACCACTGGGCTAAACATCGGCATGAACATCATTGCAGAGCCACGATATTAGCGTGGGTGAAGCCGTTCACCTTGCTGATGTAGACCATGAAGTCGTCACCACTTGTGGTGGTGAATATTCCGGACGTTTTCGAGAACCCAGAGAGGGTGACTGCTCCAGCAGTCCCGCTGTTGGTGTACTGTATGATCATTGTGTAGTCGCCACTGGCGTCAGGCGCCGCCAAAGTGTGAGCCCCTCCATTTACTGCCCGCTTGAAGTTCCCACCCGCCGGGGTCGGCGTATAAGTCCCACTCGACTTTGTGCCATCATTTACCGCTGTAGCGGTGAAGCCCGCCGTCAATGCACCATCAGTGCCAAGTCGAACATAGAGGCTGTTCAGTGTGGCCTTGATGTTCGCCCAAGTGACTTTCTTGGTGGCGTTTGATGCCGCACTGTCCGCCAAGGCAAACATGTCAGCATCAACCGGGGTGGTCTTGGCTGTGCCGCCATTGATCAATCCGCCCAGCGCCGTCCAAATCCAAGTCTTCAGGTTGGCGAAGGTGACGTGCTTGGAACCGTTTGAGGCCGCGCTATCAGAGATGGCCAACTTGTCGGCATCAACCGGCGTTGCTTTGGATGTAGACGCGGCGATAATTGCGCCAACCGTGACGGCGCCGACAGCGCCGTCAACCGACAGCACCTGGTCGGTGTAGTCCGCCTTGAACCAATTGCCTGCAAACGCTGTCGTGGAGGCATTGTCCGTAACAGCTATCAGGCGATCGCCGGCTGCAAACGCAACACCGTTGACGGTTCCGTCGGTAGAAACGATCCAACTTTCACCCGCCTGAGCCGTTCCGCCACCAGGGAACGTCCCGCTTGCCGCAGACCAGGTGCCTTTAAGGATGACCACAGCGTCAAGCGCAATGATGCGGCTCTCAATAGCGTCCAAATCCACCGGCTGGGTGACGCTGATGTGGCCAAGCTTGACCTGCTCACCGGTTGTGAATGGCGCATAGCCCGCCGAAAATGCGACCGTGATAGTGCCCGCAGTTGTCACCGGAGAATTTGTGACCTGAAAGCCAGTTGGCATGGCAACGCCGATCGAAGTAACAGTTCCTGAACTGTCGCCCTTGTCGCCCTTAGGAAGTCCAATATTTAGAACCGCGGCGTTCGGCGTGCCGACGTTCTCTACGGTGGCTGAACTACCTGCAGGGAGCGTTGCGACACTCCCGATGCTCACGGTTGCCGCGAGGCCGTCGTCACCATCGCTTCCGTCTGCTCCGTCAGTGCCGTCTTGACCAACTACCTGGCCAACATCGACTGGTGATCCGGTACTAAACGACAGGACTAGATGCCCATTGCTGTCGATCTGCGCCGCGGTGACGGAAATGCCGTCTGTTCCGTCCACGCCATCATTGCCCGGCGCACCGCGGAGGTAGCCAGCATCAACATCTCCGACGCCCTCGATTGTGAGGATGAGATGATACTCCTCATCTATGACGGCCGAAGTGATGCCTGACCCTGCAATTCCCTGCAAATCCGGTCCTTCGGCCCAGGTCCCGTCAGGGCTAAGTATCTCCAGCCGCGTTCCTACCCAGCGATGAGCAATGGAAGCTGAGGACAGTGATCTGGCGACGTTGTCACGGATGTCTGCCACCTGCCGAGCAACAGCTATTGCCTGTTGAATATAGCCTGCAGACATCTCGCGGGAGCGATCGGCCTGGGCCGCGAACGCTTCGGCGCGTGCTGCCTCACTCATCAGATGTCATCCTCGAGAAAGCCGGTGAAGTAGCCGCTGCCACCAGAGTTCTGTTCAACGATCCGCACCCCTGCGCTGAGGACGTAACTCAACTCGTAGGGCTGCGTTTGAACGTTGTTGAAGAGGAAATGCGGTGCCGCAGGCGTTCCCTGCCAACTGATCTGGATATTGGTCTTTACAACAAGCCGCTTCCCGGCGGGCACCGTGTAGATAACGGCGCCGTTTGCCCATGCGGAGGCCACCAATGTCCCGGCGATGCGCAAGAACCGATTGCTGCTCTCAGAAACGAGAGTAACTGACTGGGCCATTTAGTGTCCTGACATGAAGAATTGCTCGCCGGTACGCGACGCGACAAGCGCCACAAACGTCGCGAAAGCCTGAATGGTGGTTTTGCGTTTGCCGTTCACCGACACGTCATGCACGCCCACAAAGTCTGCAATGTTGAGCGCATCGATCGTGTCGAGCCCGGCGATGTCGAAAGGATCGGTCCAGCTCTTGTTGCCTGCGCCATCATCTCGCAGCCAGAGGGCCTTGCCAGACGCGTTCACTGGAATGAAAGGCACCCAAGTACCATTGGTGCGACGCTGGTAGAGCAGGTCGTCGGCTTCGTTGGACACGATGAAGGCACGAGGCGGGGTGGCGAACACCCAGCCAACCGCGCCACTGATATACTGCGCCAGTTGTCCTACCCTGCCAGCCCAAAGGCCAGTAGCATCGGCAGCTACGATGTAGGCGTCACCAGGAGCAGGAACATTAGGCGGGGTTGCTACGCCAAGGCTCTTGACCGCTATGTGATATGGTCGCAGTGGGGTGTTGATGTTGGTGCGGATCGCCAGAACCGCTTGATTGACGTAGTCGTGGGTCGCATAGGTGGTGCCACTGACGCTCAGAACAACCTGGGCGGTGTCAGACACGACGACGATCAGACCGAGGGTCAGGATATCCTGAACGCCTTGCGCAATCATCTGCTTTTCGGTGGCAGGTACATTTGCCACGAACAACAGAACGCCATTCTCGTCTTCGACCCCGACCTCCCGGATTGTGAAGCCGCCGATGCTCTCATCAACGATAGCATCAATAGTGAGCTTGTTGCTGTCGCGCGTTGTGGCCGCAATCGGCACCTCGGCGCATTCATTGACCAACGACGTCTGAGTTTCCAGAGGCGTCGTTTCGTTGCCGTTTCCGTCACCCACGACCAGCTTGGAGATGACCAGCGGGACCGGGGTATCCGGATCGAGCGCAGCCGCAATCGCCGCTTGCCCAGCAAGCGTCGGGATAGCTTGAAAAGCCATGTGTGTTCCTTAAGGGCGAGGGCCGATGCGCAGCGTGCGGCGGCGAGTTTGAGCGACGCCGACATAAAGAATCGACGGCAAGTGGATGGTCTCAACTTTGGGGAGTTGACCTACCCGGATTGTGCGGCTTCGGCGGGTAAGGCCGCCGATATAGACTGCGGCTGGCGTAGTGCGGCGCCGGAGCTCCAGCACCTCCAGCATGGTGTGCGCGTTCTTGGCGTGGTTGGCAACGCGGATAAACTCCTCACGCCCGCCAATCCATTCCTGATCGTCATCGATGTCTACAATGATGCGGAACGTGTAAGGCCGCCGATACGAACTGACCTCGAACCATTCCGTAACAGTGGGTCGATAGCCAAGAGGTGCCAGGGCTCTGTCCAACGCCGGCCGAGTGCCTTTGGAGCGATGCAACTGGAAGCTTCCGGCCACCACTTGTCGCTGTCGCTGATCGCTCCAACTTGACGAGAACTCATCGACGGAGCGTTCTGCGGCCAAATACCTGAGCCACTGGCTCGGCACGTGTACGGGTGATCGGGATATGGTAACAAGATCGGTGGGATCACGCGCCACAAGATCGGCATCCACCGCTTCGACCGCGAGCTCCCAAGGCGTGCTGTTGCTGGGCGGTAGCAGCGACACGGTCCATGCAGGGTCGAAGCTGGTCTGCCACCAGAGCGGCGGATACGTCAGCACCATCAGACCATCCGACATTACCGCACCACCACACTTATGAGATTGTCGCCAGGTATCGGAATTTGGGTGTGGTTCGGAATGATATCTCCTTCCACCACATCAACATCCTCGACAGCAGCCAATCCGTCCAGATCCATGAGGGTGAGCGCAGCTTCCCGACCTGATGCTGGGACACGAGCGCCGATGCGCCGACGGCTTGCCTGATACGCTTCCAAGCGCTCCAAGGCGGCTGTCCTGACGCCTTCTCTGTCGACAGACCCCTCTACGTAGAGGGTTGCCGTCGTATTGTAGATCAGCGGTTGACCTGCCATCACCGTTACTCTGGCACCTAGTGGTCGCACTGACTGGTCATTACGACCCGCCACTAACTGGCTAGAACCGTTAGCGTACACGACCTCGATGGCGTCTAGTCGAGCAGCGACAGCATCTACCATGCCATCAGTGGCGATGGAATTGCCACCCCGAGCCTGCAGCACGACCAGGACCTCCCCTGGAGCGACAAAGCCGCTCTCAGGACCATAAGCGACAGCATCGAGAAGGCTTGGATGAGCATCCAGCGCATGGAAAACGTAGGCTCCACTTGGACCAGCCACCGACAATGCTTCCCAAGCCAGATGCGCTCGCAACCGCAAGCTGTCGTCATCTTCGAGGATCTCTGGCGTGTTCGTGAGCGGATTGGCGAACTGAACAACCCGCCGCACCACACCATAATCCGCCGCACGCGCATCCAGATGCTCTCCAGATGCAGAGCTTAGATAGGTCTGTGCAACCGCATCATCGATTTCACGCCGACGAAGTCCATCTCGATACACTGCATCCTCGGTCAGAATGACCGCAGGCTCAGACTCTAGTACGTCAGTATCGAATGTTCCGCCGCGAGCCGTTATACCTTGCACCAGAAGCGCCTTAGCTGCGGCCAGTTGGACCTCATAATTAACCGAGGCGAGATCGGGGGGAGACCCAAGGTTTAGTAGCGGAGGAGCAGCGAAACGGAAGCTCATTTAATCTGCTCCGGAAAACTATGCGATCAGCACATTGGCCTGTCGCTCATCTGAACTTGTGAAATCCCCGAGATGCCCGCGGGGGTAATAGGTGCCATAGAGGCTGATACTCAGCGTGCCGCTTGCTGCCGCGCTATCAACCTGCACTTCTGACAGCCTGAAACGCGGCTCCCAGCGTGCAATAGCATTCGCCACAGCCACATAGACGGCCAGCAGAACGCGGCCCTCCATGGGAGCATCGATTAGCGACATGACCTCCGAGCCGAACTCGCGGCGCATGACTCGCGTGCCGATCGACGTGGTTAGTATCTTGCGGATCGACTGCAGCACATGCGGCCAGCCATCAAGCGGGGCGCCGGTCGTCTCATTGATGCCGACGCCGGGCATTTACTTCGCCTTATCGGCTGGCTTGGGTTTATCCAGCACCACGTCGTTGCCATAGGGCGCTGAAAGGTACTTGGCCTGGTTTGCGGTCAGAGGAACCGCATCGCCCTTCTTGTAGTGCTTGCCGACGATGAAGCCGTCGCGAGTTGCTTTATAGTTGGCCATGCTGGCTCCGTTTAGTGGGGTGTTTCTGTGTCTGATCCGCCGGCCATGACGCCGCCGTGGACGTGCGTGTCGCCGATGTTGGTGCCGTTGTGCGTAACTTCGTCACCAGAGATGCGCAGCGCGCCGTTGATCTCGACGTCCGCGGTGATCGTGACCACGCCGTCGCCGATAACAAGCCGACTGCCGCCGTGCGTGATCACCGCCTCCGGCCCGTCATGCGGGCGGGGGTTCTCGTTGGACGGCGTCGACATATCGATGATGCCGTCCGTCATATCGCCATTTTCTGAGGTCACATCAACCTGCTCGCCCACCGTTGGGGGAATATGGCTCTTGATGCCGCCCGCTGCGACTTCTTTCCATGGCATCCATGGCCCCTTATAGGGCTTGCCGTCCGCCTCTTGGAACTCGACCCGGGCCAAGCCTTTCGCAAGATCCAAGTCAGCGATGCGCCCGGTGCGCTTGCGATTGCGATCGCGCCGCTCGATTTCGCCGATGCGCTCAAATAGATAGGTTATCTGGCCAGCCAGATCGCCCGGAATGGTCATGGCGCCTCCGGCAGTTCCGGCGTGGTGATCGGCGAACCGACCACTTCCAGTCCCGATGCGGCAGCCTCCGCGCCAGTACGGCCGAAGCGTTGCTGCATGATCTTGAAGTCCGTGGCATTGCCGGCAAGCTGCGCCTGCATCAACGTGACCTGTGTGGTCACAACTGGACTGTCGAGTTCAGCAGCCTTGGTGAAAAAGCGAGCCAATGGGTGCGTCGCTGCTAAAGGGGCACCCTGCACCGGCTCGTTGAACAGTTCCGAGCGGATAGCCAGTTGCTGGCCAGCCAAGCGAACACCGGAAGAGTCGCCGCTCGTGCGGGCGCGCTTGATGCTGACGAACTTGCCAGCAAGCGCGCGGAATATGTCCGACCATTCATTGTTGGGGTCGGTCAGGGCGTCGCCGATCTGGCGCACAACCATGTCCGTCTGAAATTCAAATGCGGCATCGGTGGCTGGGATACCAACGCCAAGAAGCGTGGTCTCGCCCGTCTCCTCATTCCGCTCGGTCATCGCCGCCGTGATGCCGGTCTCGAAAAGAAAGTCTGTGACGCCGTTCACACTGAGGCTGCGGAGTGTCGCGCCTTCTGTGTTCGCTGCGTCGGTGTAGACCGCGATGAACGGGCGGTCCTCATCGGTGCGCATCGCGCCGGACGAATCCACATCAATGGCGCCGATCTCGCTGTCCAGGACATTGTCGCCGACTAGGGTCTTGCCCTTGAGCGCTTCAACTGCGGCAATGCGCGCGGCGATGCGGATCAAGGACATAGTCTTACCCCCGGGTCAAAGACACCACGATGATGTTGGTGTCGTGGTCGCCCACCATGCTGACTTCAAACCATGGCTGGCCGGCACGCGCATTGGCGCGAACCTTGTCCCCTGCCCTTGGCATGGGGCCGGTATAGCGGGAGCGATCCAGAAACAGTTCACCCATGCCCGCGGCCAGGCGCGAGCGGTAGCCATCACCGCGGCCGCCTTCCAGACTTGCAGAGTTATCGCCGCCAACATGGAGTTGTGCGACGATGTCGACGGCGGACCTTGACGGGTCCACCGTGCCATTCTTGAGAAAAGACAGCCGAACCGACTCGCCGAAGGCATTGCCCACCACGCGGTCGACTTTGCGCTCCAGTGCGAGCCAGTCCATGCTTGCTGTCCTGAGTTAGCCGTTCAAACGAACAATGCCGGTCGCGGAAGGATTGGCTGCAACAGCGAGCGCCTTGCCGATCAGCGTGTTGCTGGTAGTGGTCGTGGTCGCGACCTTAGCAGCGTCATCCCAATAGATGTCCGCGCCGACGGTCCAAGCTTGGGCGGAAGTCTTGGGGAGTTCCCAGACGCCGTCGGTCTTGATCTCAACTTCGGCGCCAGAGGTGGCTGCCGTCTGAGCAACGCCAAACAGCTTGCCAACAAGTGCGCCGGCACCGGATGCAACGTCGTAGGGAGCCAGCACGGTGACAGTTGCACCCGGCTGGATGAAATTCTTGGCCATGAAGGGCCTCCTTGAATTTGATGGAAGTGGGCGGCACTAGGCCGCCCGTTAGCCCTTACTGACCGGCGTTCTTCTGGAACGCGCGCCAGTCAATGACCTTGGCACCAGCATCCATGCGGACCTTGATCTCAACACCGTCAGTGTTGAAGCCCATCTTGGACTCCGTGTAGACGCCGCGGTTGCCTTCAAGGTACGCGAGCTCGACAGTATCAGTTTGGCCGGGTGCGGCCGCCAGGTAGAACGCGGTCGAGCTACCAGCAATCGCCGCACCGGTGACGGGATGCTTCAGGCCGTTGTCGATGCGTGGCTCGGAAATCGGGGTCAGGCTGCGGATTGAGGCAGCGACAACGCTCGACGTCTGGTTCGGGGTGATCGCAGTCAGCAGCTTTTCGGCGGCATTTTCCAGATCGACCGGTACGAGCAGATACGACGGGCGAATGTTCAGCACAGTCTTGCCGTCGATACCAACCTGCTTCGACATCGCGGCGCGCATGAGGCTGAGCGGGGCTTCACCAAATGCCGCGGCGGCAGCGAGGTTCTTGTGGTCGGCGTGGAACAGAGCCTTGCCGTCACCCATGTTCGGATTGCTCAGGATTTCTGCCCAGACCAGATCGGATTCAAGCTGCGCAGCCTGAACGCCGAACATCTGTGCAAGGCGGGAGAAAGCACCAAGGTCGTCGTTGATAAGTGCCTGTCGGGTAATGCCGACGATCTTACCGAACGTGGTGACCTTATAGCTTTCCTTGCCTTCACCGATGGTGCCGCGCTTGAACTCACCAGCCTCGTTGACCTTCTCGAGCTGCGGTGCTTCACCCAGTTGGGCGCGAGTCACGGTCTTGAAGTCCGAAACAGTGGTTTCGCGAACTAGAGGGCGGAACGTCTGCGGAGCAGCTTCGTAAGCGGCGCGGAGCGTGCGGGCAACGGTGTTGCCGAGGATGACCGTGAAGTCAGCCGTGGTGTGAAGGCCACCGGCGCGAGGGGTAAGTGCTTCAGCGGCGATGTCCAGTTTGTTCATGCCACGAGTGCTAACGCCAACAGCTTCGAGCGATTCCTTGGCCAAGTCCGTCAGGGACATACCGCGGAACTCACCTGCACCTTCTGGCAGCGGGTTAGCTGCGGGGTCGACACGGTGAAGCAACACTGCTTCGATCACGGCGCCACGCTTTTCGGCGTGTTCAGTGCCAACAGAAGCGCGGACATTACCGTCGGTCTTGGGTTCCTTGGCAGCAAGGTGCGTCAGGAGAGCGGAGCGGAACTCTTCGACCGACTTGCCTTCGTTCAGGAAAGTCCGGGCAAAAGCGCGTTCGCCGAACTGCTCAGCCAAGGCGCTGATGTCAGCGGCGCGAGCGCGCTCGGCGGCCACTGCTTCCTGTGCAGCGCGAGTGGCAACTGCGGGGTCGACTTCGTTTGCGCGAGTTTCCACGAGCGGGGCATCCTTGTTCACGATGGGATCGGTATTGCGGAGTTCGTCCGCAGCAGTATTTTCGGTGGCCACTGCGGGCTCCTGTGTTGGGGTTGAGGGATCGACCGGCGCAGCGCGCTTGTCGATCACGACGCACTCGGCGCCGTCGTCTGCGGCTGCGCGAATCTGCGCGCCGGCGTCGGCCGGGATGGGCACCGCGGAAAGCTCAAACGGCTCCCACTTCGTTGCTCGCCATTCCTGGTCGCTTCCGTCATCGCTGACGGTCTTCACGATCTCCCGAATGGCGTAGCCAACGGAGATATTCCGGATGATCCCGTCGCGGATCTTGCCGGCAATACTTGCGTCTTCCGGAGAGTTGGAAAGCTTAACTCGCGCAAAGCCCTTGCCATCCTCGATGCGGGCAGAGCCTGGCACCACGGTGCCAATAACCGACTCCAGAGAATAGCTCTGGTGGGAGTTCAGGAGCGGTGCGCCGCTGTTCAGCCTACCGAGGTCGACGGCCTCTGGCGTAACGTCCAGCACTTCGGTGTAATAGGACTCATCGCGCCAGGAGTAGCGGCGAACCGGAGCGCCAGTGGTCCAGATGACCTCGACGCTGTTGTCCTCCGAATTGAACGAGGCAGAGCGAACCTCGCCGGGCTGCCACGATCGCGGCAGCTTGATAGTTTCCGTGGTCATGCTGCTTCTTCCTTGTCAGGCGGCTCATCGGCGTCCCCATCAGGGGAGCCGCCGATCTGTTGCACTTGCCCGTTGCCAGACATTTTTCGAGGGTCGCTGTCGAAGACGAGACCTAAATCGTCGAGCTTCTCGTTCATTTCGGCGTGCTCAAGCAGCACCTCATCCGGATCGCGTCCGGTCTCGGCGATTGCTTCGGCGAGCGTCTTTGTGCCAGCGCGAACTTCAGCCTTAACGGCTTCGGCGTCCTTCTTGGGATCGGCGGAGTAGAACCGCGGCGGGCACCATTCGACTGGCACGTCCATGGTTTTGATCTTTCCGTCCAGGTAAGCCGCTTCGATGAACCAGTCCCACAAGGGCTGGCAAAGCATTGGGATGATCACACGCCATTGCAGCGCAGCGATCGTGCGGTTGAAATATTCCAGCCCCACCTTGCTAGAGGAGTAGTTCACTCCATCGAGCCTCTGCGTGAGCAGAAAGTGCGGAACGCGGAAACCGGCGGCAATCGTGTGGAGGTTTGAGTTCTTCCACGCATCGTATCCGCCGGTTGCTGCCGGCTGGTTGAATTTGATGTCCTTGCCGCCCTGCGCGTGCAGGAACATGCCAGCTTCGAACTTCTCGACGATCGCACCGGTGCCGTCATAGACGCCAGGCTTGCCGTCCGTCGGGATGTCAAGGCCAAGGCCATCCTCGTCGCCGCCGACCACCACTCCGACTAGGCAAGCTTCAATGCGCTTGCGCATAAGTTCGGCCGCTTCATACGACCCGAGGTCGTAGATCGTGCTGATCGCCGGGGTACCCCATGGAACGCCGCGAACCTGCGTCCGCTGCTTCTCGTAAACATGGGCGATGTCAGCCGCCGGAATGAACGTCGACTGCCAAGCATTCTTAAGGTCGAGGTGGCTGTTGCCGGGATGTGTCGGATACATCCAGTAACCGGTACGCTTGCCCAGCGCGTCGAACTCAACGCCCTGAATAGCTACCCGGCCGTTGGACTGCACACCGTCCTTGGTGTTGTCCAGCATGTCGGTTTCGAGCACCTGCAATTGCAGGGGCACTGGCAACTTATCTGCCCGTGTGCGCCGGCGTCTGCGGATGATGCCGTCGCCAGATTCAAACATGCCGCGCGCCGCGAGCGCCTGGATTCCGTAAAAATCCAACTGCCCATCGGCGTCGCACTTGCGCACCCATTCCTTGAACAGTCTGTTGATCTTGGGGTCTTTGGCACGCGGCACAATGCCATTGCCGATCGCGCTCTCCACCAGCACGGACAAGGCATTGGCGGCGTGCGGATTGTTTCGCACCAAGTCCCGCATGCGATCACGCAGCAATGCGGCATTGGCGCCGACCTCAGCATCAGCCGATGTGGCGCGCGAGTTCCAAGAGCCGGTGTTCCTACCCTGAGCGGCACCGTCATACCCGCGCTGAAGCACGTCCATGGCCGCTCGTTGCCGCAATCGGCGAACGCCAGCTGCCGGCGCGATCCATGCGACCGCCCGGTCAATAATGTTGGGTTTCATGCCGGCTCCCTAAAGCGACGCCAGGGTGATGCGCCGACGTGGTGACTTCTGCGCCTTAAGACGCTCCAGAGCGTCCAGCATCATCTTAAGTGAATCGTACTCGACCTCGCGGCGCGTGCCGCCAGAAGTAAAAACGACGCGCTTGGCACCGGTGGCCACGGCTTCTTCGATGGCGGCAATCTGATCGTCGATAGTCGCCATCGTTCATTCCTTTCAGAGCCAACTGGACTCGCGTCTGCGAACTGGTGGCCGGATGCTTTCGGTTATAGGCTTGGGTGCTGTTTCGGTGGCCGCTGGCTCCACCTCGACCTTCCGCTTGAGCTTGGTCTCACCGTAGGTTCCCGCTTGAATTTCAAGCTTGGTCCACTGTTTATCCCCCCATCGGTCTGCACCGATTAGGTTGGCCATGGCCCTGGCGTACACTCGGCAATCCAATGCTTCGTTACGCTCGCGGGTCTTTACCCACCTCAGCGTTGTGAAGCCCGAGGTCTTTTTCTTCTCTGTGACCAGTTGCTCAGCAACAAGCTGCTCTACCCACTCGGACGTAACGCCTTGGGGTATGTGGATGTAACCATCCGGATAGCACACGCCGTTCTCGGCAATGTCCTCATCTGTCGGCTTTTCCAGCCGCAGATAACGATAGGTCTCGGACTTGTAGACTGGGCCAGAAACCATATAGAGCGCGAGACCCCTGCGGATCTTCTTGCCCTTGATGGTTACGTCCATCCACTTGGGGCCGTCCACCGGTGAAACGGCGTTGACCTTTTCGCGATCACCCTTGATGGCAGTGACCAAACCCCTGCCCTGGCGGCGCACCCACTCGTAAACGACTGACATGGTCAGACCGTCACCAGTGTCGATTGCTACTCGGGTGAGCGGCATATCCTTACCACCCTCATGTGGCCAGGTCTGCGCAATCTTGGCTTCAAGCTCGGTCCACATGGAGTTGTTGATGTCAGCCGACACACCCTCAAGAATGATGACGTCGACAAGCCAGGACTCCATGCCTCTGCCCCAACCCCACACATGCATTTCAACGCGATTGCGCTGCACGTCGATGCCAGCAGTCAGGAACACTGCACCTTTGGGCACAGTGCCGAGATCATACCGATCGCGACGCTCGTAGAGTTGGCGCCATTCCGGCGCCTCATGCTCACCTTGGAAGGGCAAGCCAAGCTGGGTATTGTAGAACACCTTGAGCAAGTTGACGTTCTTCTTGCGGGTGGCAGCAAGCCACTTCTTGGCGATGTCAGCCAATCCGCCCCAAGGCGAGTATAGCTTGGATCCCCAGAAGCCCGCATGACCGTCAAACGGTGACAGCGAGCCACAAACGTTGCACAGCGAGCGACCTTCAGAGTCCCAGGCTGCAGGTGTTTGCTCAACCTCGCAGCACGTGAACGGTTTTGTCTGACGCCAGGAGATGGAGTTCTCCGTCCTCAGCAGTCGCTGGCGGTCGCGTTCCTCCCATGGCTCCTCGCACTCAATGCAATGGTAGCGCGCCGTTTCTGGCAGGTGCTGCCCAGTCTCTGTCTTGTCCCACTTTACGCGCTCCCACTCGAGAACCTGATGGGTCCCGCAGTGTGGGCAAGCCATGAACGGTTTACGTTGATCGGAGCTTTCGTACTCCGCCTCGATTTTCGAGGCGCCGGCGATAGTTGGCGAGCATGCCCGCACCATCTTGCGGTTCCAAAAGACCGCCGTGCGTTCCTCTGCCAGCGAGAGCGGGTCGCCTTCTTCACCGGCGCTTGCCGGATACTTGTCGACCTCGTCAGCAAGCACGATACGAATAGGGCGGGAGGCTAGGTCGACGGGGCTGTTCGCACCAACAATCGTCAGGTGACCGCCCGGAAAATCTTTATGCGTCAGCGTGGTTGTACTGTCGCGCGAACGCGGATCGCGAACCTTCTCGCGGATCACCGCGCTGTCGCGCCGCATCTTGTCGAAGCGGTCCTTGGACCAGGACTCGCCAAGCTTGTCCGTCGGCTGAATCAACAGCATCGGAGCCGGGTCTTGGTGAATGTGGAATCCAACCGTGTTGTTGAGCAACTCGGTCTTCATCAACTGGGTAGACGACATCACCGTCACGGTGTGCACGGTCGGGTCGGTCACAGCGAGCATCGGCCCGCGGGCAACCTCCACGTTTGAGGTCTGCCACCGTCCTGGCATGGACGAGGACTCAGAACTCAGTTCACGGTAGGTATCGGCCCACTCAACTAAGGTCAGCTTCGGCGGTGGCCTCAGCGCTCTCAGCCTCACCGTCTTCAGCCTCTTCCGAAGCGTCATCCGATCGTCCGATATACTCGGCGTCGATAGCGAGCTCATTCAGGGCCTTGGAAATCTCTTGATAGATGCGGTCTCGGATGGCTGCAGGCGAAGGCTCGTTGGTCAGGGTCAGCGCCAAGTTGCCGGCAATGGCGATCATGCGCGCCCGCACATTAGCGAAGGCGTCTTCGACCTCGTCCGCCACAACATCAATGCGAACCAGCCGACCACGGGCGACTTCAAGCTTGAGCTCTGCAAGCATGGCCTCAGCCAAAGTCTTCCGCCGCTTGGCTTCCTCCTCGGAAACCTTGTCGTCGCCATCATCCGCGGCGTCAATCGAGGCTTGTGCTTCACGCCAGCGGATGCAATCAGCAGTGTTGAACTTGGATGGCCGGCCGGAACCACCAGCTTCTAAGACTGGCATCCCGCGCTTAGCCCAGGCCCGAATGGTCGCTGTCGTGACCCCAAAGATATCGGCCAAGTCAGCTTGGGTTACGACTTTGCCTTGCGCCATCTCGTAACCTATTGCTATCGTTATATTTTTTCAGACGCGACCAGCGAAAGCGAAATGCGTTTGAAAAAACTCGTGACTAGACAAACCGCGGGCCGTCGCGCCCGCAGAGGGTGCCGGGTGGTAGGAAGAACCTACCCTAGGGGTGGTGCATAAATGCAACACACCCTGCCTGCCCCTTGATCGCCCCATCAACTCACCGCACCACCAGTCAACCTCTTGATCTCGGCCTCTATGGCCGGCAGCATCCTGCTGCTCGCGGAGTTGAAGGCTCGAGCCATCGAGCCACGCGTCATCTCTTCTGGGATACGCACATCGGAGCGCTGCTTCTCGATCTTGCGTCCACCCACGTTCTTGAACACATGCCCACCAAGCGGGATGTCGACGCGGTTCGGAAACCTGCCACCCTTGGTGAAATTCTTGGGTAAAAAAGTGTTCTGATTTCGTGGCTTGGCAAACACGCCTTGCCGGGTTTCTCGGGGAGAAAAGTACTTGTAGGAAATGTACCCACCTTTTGTGGTGAGTATGTATCTCAACGCCGCATTCGAGGCGCGTACAGGAGCGCCAAGCGCCCTGTTGATGGTCTTACGCGGCAAGCCAACCATGTCAGGCATGATGCGCAAGGCGTCCTGCCGAAGCTTGGTGCCCTGCGCATTGATGACCTTGCGGTAGGCGCTCCTGGCCTTTGCCTCGCTACCCAATGCCTCAACTGCCCGCTCAAACTTCGGCAGTCCGTCGCCGGTAAATTTGAGGGCTATTTGCATCTTGAGCCTGCATGAGCAGCGAGTGGGGGTGATTAGCGAGCCTGCAACGGTGCGATCGGATCGCCTGCCACGACCCGCGGCACAAAAGGCACCACGTTGTTCCGCTCAGATACTGTCGCATGCTTGAGCGGGATTACCACGATGGCAGCCATGCCATCAGCCGTCTCCTGGATGCCACTCACACGTGAGCCAACAGCGTAATTACCAGCCACAAACAGGTTAAGGCTGCCGTCATGTTGGCGTTGAAGTTCGATGTTGTTCATGCGTTTCTCCTCACGCAGTCGATGTTTCGGTCTTACGGGTTTCGGGCTTCTAGAAATGCGAAGGCCCAAATAAGTTATGCAAAATGAACGTCGGCGTATGGTCCGCCACGCAGCCAGCGAATGAGCTTGCCAAGCAGCGTTCTGGGCTGGCGCCTCATTCCGGGCTCCACGTTTCATCGATGCGGACCGCAACAGGTGGCAAGTCCAGCACGTCAATGTCGCCATCGCTGGTCGTGTAAGCGACTGTGACATCGCCACAGCCTTCACAGACCTCAATGACCGTCATAGGCGGGCCACCGGTGAGCAAGCGTACCACTTGGCCTTCGACGAAGATGTCGTAAGCATCGATGATACGTTGATTGTGCGTGACGACCATTGCTGGCTCTCCTCGTCGTTGAAGCAAAATCTGTCCCGCCGGGGTGCGCATCGTTGAGAGGCGTGGCGGGATCAACGTCCGGCGATCAACTCGGACGGCCTGCGACATACGCCAACAGGTCTTACATCCCTCGCGGGATTTGGATCGCCGGTGGGGCCGCGGACCCGCTTACAGCCCAGGGGCTGATGTCCGAGGGGTTTCCACCCGGACCGGCGAAGAGCGGACAGCTTTCGCCGCCGTATGTTCTGCCGGTCTCAACCATTGCTGGGAGACCGGCGATCAACCGTCGCTGGAGGAGACAGCGCCAGGTGATGTAGGCCAGACGCTCGGCTGTAGCTGGTGAAGCCACAATATCTCCGCCACCACAGCGGGGCCACCGATTGCCGTCTGGGTTGGGTAGATGCGCCAGGGGTAACAAACGTCCCTCGCCTCGCATCTTTAGTTACCCGACGCTCAGCGGCTGCAACGAAGTGCAGCATGGCTTCGGGTCCGCCGCAGCGGAAATGTGCGGGGGATTTCTCCCCCTTCACATATATGTCCAGCCAAACGGCGAAATCGCACGGTACTCAGCCAAGTTTTCTCAGGTTGGCCGCGTAATTGTCGTTTGCAGCCACAAGAAGCCGTTTTCCACGCTCTCTCGCTCGGAAGGTAGACCCTCCTGGCGATATGTCGGCCAAAGTTTGCGCTTCCATTGCCGCTGCGAACACCGACTTGTCCTGCGTGCTCATCTCGTCATGAGCTCGCCGATCCTCCTCCCAGTCTACCCCAGCCATGAAGATATCGATCCAGCTAGGCGCCCCGCTACTCCCGGTCGAGCCGATCTTCATACCGATAAATTGGTCGGAGAATTGCGCCGTTCCAGCAGCCATGCCCGGCGGCAACTTCTTGACTTCAGGCAACACGGTCGTGTTGGCAATAGCCTCGGCCAGCAAGACCTTGGACTCATCTGCGGTATATGACCTTCCACGGCGCCGGCGTCCGCCCGGCACATACTCGTGCCGATCTACTCCGAAGCGCTCGCAGAACGCGCCGTTGCCAATGGTGATGGCAACAGACGTGCCACCAGCATCTTCGATAAGGCTTTCTGTCGTTCCGAGCATTGCGCCGCGTGGCATACGTCGGTCGTATTGAATGGTGTCGCCGTCTGGTCCGCGCATATGTGCCTTCTCCGTCTGCTTGCCGTCGCTGAACTTCAGATCGCCGATGGACTTTAGCGGGCCTGTGCTGGCCAACTGCGTTTTTTCCCCGGTTTTGGGGTCTACTACAAACTCAGGATCACCCCATGTCCAATCGCCTTTCATGTTGCGGAGTATTTCCTCAACAGACGGCGTCACCTTGAGCAGCTTTTCATTTGCCAAGCGTTCTATCTTGGAAACCACGCCGTTGTCGTTCGCTGGCACAAAAGCAAAGCTGGACTTCAACGGTTCTGGCTTATGGTCGGGCGTGGTCACATAGGCCAGGAAAGCAGTTAATTGTTCGGCTAGTTTGGTGGGCGGCGTGGTAATGCTCATCTCCCTACTCCAAGGTGTTTAGGTTTCCTCTGGTGTATATTCATACGCTTCGAGCTTGATCTCCCCAGTATCTTTGCCTCCACTCCGCCAATCTCTTTAGGTGAGCTTGGCCAACAGGTTCGTCGATCCTCCATTGCTGCTCGATTTCTGGGGTGCGAATGCAGCACTTGATCCGTTCATTTTCGCAAATATCCGCGATTAGGATGTGGGCCTCGACAGGGCCACAGGAAAACCATTCGCCCACAGCCCCACCGTAAATTCTCGCAGCATCTTGGTGCGCCCAAGCCTCAACCCTTGTTGCGTCTCTTGTGCTGTCGAAGCCGAATATCCGATGCACGTAGAGCTTCAATGGATTGCCAGTCTGGATTGAACGAAGCCTCGAAACGACACTGCCGGCTTTGCCAATCTTTATGAACTCAGGGTCGACGCTCCCAATTACATAAACGTTGAATGCACCTGATGACTTTTGCACTGCGAGGTTGGGATTCACGTATGAAACATCATCGTGCATACGCTCTAGCATTGCTTGAGTTGGGTTAGTGTTGCCGCCGCCAAGCATTTGAACAAAGCCATTGTCGTTGGCTGGTTTGAAGGTGTCGGCAGTCATGGTCAGGCTCCAGATCAGCGGGTATCGCTGGACTACCCAAACTAGACCTGTTTTTTGTTTCTCCAGTCAAGCACAAACGCATAAAAACGCATGCAGTTTGGCTGGCCAGTGTCGCCGTTCCTACGTTCCCACGTTCCCACGTTTAGGGGGCACACACCCTAAAAGGGGAAAAACAGAACAACTTCTGAGAACGTGAGAACGTGGGAACGGAATAGACTCACGTCAGGAAAAGAGAAAAAATATATAAGTATTATATATAGATAGCCTATGCCTACCGGCCCTTTAGCCGTTCCCACAGCATAGGAACGAGTGAGAACGGTGGGAACGGCGCGGCTCTGGAATGCCTTATATTGTGGCTCCTGGGTGGCGCTTCTGTGTTCCGTTCCTGTTCATTCCCATCCGTTCTCGTGCTGTGGGAACGGAATGAGTATGCGCCGAGGGTGGAAAGCACAACAAAAAGGGCGCCACAAGGGCGCCCAGGTTGGAGCTTTCTGCATGATAGAAAGTCATAATAACAGCACGTCAGCACCAACGGTAAGTACGACGATCAGAGCTAGTGTGGAGGCCAACGCAATCCCATCCGCCAAGTGACTGGTAAGGGCTAATAACCGGTTACGGGGTAGTGCTTGGCTGGCAAGTCGATGGTGCAATGTACGACCGTTCATGCTGCGATCTCCACTCGCTCAGCTTGCCAATCTGCACGCCATTGCTCAAACCTAGCCGCCCGCTCCTTCCAGGTGCCATTCTCCACCACTTTGCCAGCTTCACGGTCACGATCGTAGGCTTCACCAGAGTCGAGGCATGCAACAGCCTTGCGGAGCGTTTCGCAGAGCTCGTCGAAACTGTCTGCAAATACCGTGCACTTGCCGAAGTGGTGTGGGTTGATGCTACCGCCGACGGCTAGTCCAAATGCGTCCGAGAGGCATGCGTCGGTGTTCAGGATGGTGTACCATGGCATGCAGAATATCCCATCCCGATCAAGCGAGGACTCCGCGTCGAACTCGATGTGCACAGCCACACCTCCACCGTGGACAAAATGCACCGTGGAGCGCCGGGGGAACATCGAATTGGAGCCGTCTCGCTCAATATCGAGCTTCGCTATGTTGGTGGACTGAGCGAAGATGCCGTGCACCATGGACGTCATCGTGGCTCGATCTTTAGCCTTGGTGACAGATAATAAGCCGCTGTCTGCGGGTTTGCGCATTGTGGTAGTTCCTTGCGTTCTTGCCTGGTGGTGACAGGCTGAGCCGGCGGTGGTGTTGCTGGATGGTGACCAGCACGTCGGCTTTCATGAGCATTGTTATAAACGCATTATAACGCATGTCAACTCTTAAAACGACTCTTTTCGGATGAATAGTCGCTCTTGCCTTGCTGGGAGTTGGATGTCGACGCGCTAACCATTAAATGCCTGCTTGAACGTTGATGAGATATCCGATGGACATCATTTCGTGGCCCGATTGGGACGACCTTCTGACATGACCGAAACACCCGAACAGACCGCCACCCGCCTGCTGGGTCATGCCGGTGAATACAGCATGTTCACGACAGCTCAGGTGAAGGCTTTGCTCATCAAGGCGATCGAGGAAGAACGGGCTCGGAAGAAGTGAGCAACTGGTATGAGCTCAGGATCACGCCCGAGCACAAGAAGGACTATGTGACCGGCGGGCGCATTCTCATCGTCTATGATGACCGACCCAAGGCCAAGATCATCCAGGCCATGGACGAGGAAGGCTCGGTGATCCTCTGGCGAGGCGCTTTCCGCACCGACAAGACGGGCATCGAAACACGCGGCACAATCGCCATCTTCAAAGGTCATCTAATCAGCATCGAAGATCGTATTGATCTGAACGAACGGTTCCCCAAGGGACCGGCTGATCGGAGCCCGTATTGATCTACCAATGGACTACTGACGACGACGAAGTGGCGCTAGACGCCATCACTGTCGGGATTGGTGACGACAGTCCTGCCCTGATTGAAGTCGGCGCAACGCTGGTAGAGCCAACCGCCAATGTGTACTGGCCAGACTGGATCGGTCGGGGCGACAAGATCAAAGCATCTATGGAAGGCCCCTACTCCGTCCCAGAGGCTCTGAAGCGGGCAGAAGTGCTGTGCGCCTTATGGGCCTACAACCGGGTTGTCATTGCCCTGCAGCGGCGCGAGACATGGCAGCCGCAGTGGGGCGAACTAGCAGAGGTGGAGGGGCTGGATTGACTGAGGAACAGGGCGTTGGAGTTCTGAAATGGATCGCTCTGATTATCTTTGTTTTTGTCGCAGTAGTGTCGTGCACAATCCTGCTCTACGTTCCATAGGAGAGCCATGTGCAGGCGCTCGTTCGGCAATGATCACGGATAGGCGAGCGACATTGAAGGCCATGGACGCCGCTCTATCTATCAGTCAGGCCGGTGCGCGAAGTCCCTCCACGCAGCGCCGGCACAAAGGAAAGGCTCTGGCGCTTTGCAGCGACGGGGCCTTTTTCTTTGGTCGAATCGTGTAGTCACGGCTCATGACTATGCAAGAACTCACCCCCGAAGCCGTTGCCATTCTCCGCAGCCTAGTCAACAACCCGCACCCGATTGAGGACAGCCCCTTGCTGCAGCTCTTGCTTGCGGACAGGGTTATCATGGGATCGCCGGCGAAGGTACATGCAACGGGAACGGGTCTCCGCTTACTGGCGCAGTATGAAGCGGCGCGGTTGAACTGAACCCACTGCAACCGCTCCAAGCAGAAAGATTGGGTGGGCCACATGGACCCACCCTTGGGTATTACGACGCGCAGATCACAGCGGCATAGGCCACACAGATGTGAGCGTCTGAGTCGAGCTCGTCACGCAGCGCAGCATGGACCCGTTTCGGCTCCAGAGGTGTTTGCAATTCAAAGACATTGCTGAGCCGTTGCGTAACCTTCCCCATCTTGGACAGGGTCCGTTCCGCCGTGATCAGAGCATTGGGGGCCAGATGGCCATCGATCGACGCAAGCAAATTATAAGTCATTTCGACCAACCTTTTTGACGTACCCTCGGTTGACCTGTTTGATGTCACTGATAGGGTCCATCGTGCGGCCTTTCCTTCGGGCTGTTGAGCCCACGGGCGGTGTCGGCCTTGGAACTGAGCGCCACCCGTGGGTTGTTCATCTGAACAATTCGAATCTATGCCGAAATGCGTCGGTGTCGACTCTAAGATTTTTTGCGCTGTTTTCCCCAAAAGACACAACTTGTGGTCCTTGCTCTGGTGTAGGACGCAAATGCTAGTGTTAGATATGGGGATAGTGTGGATAACCGGCGAGCGACACTAAGGGTTAACGAAAGCTTAATAGACCGATGATGGCGTCGGTGTGAGGCGAACACACCTACCTAACTGATTGCTAGCGCTGACTCTTTTGCGTCTCGGCTGGTCGGCAAGACTCGTAGGTGGCGCTGTCAAGTCGCGAAATTTGGTGCAAAGCTCGCTGAACGGCAAAAACACTATCCTTTGTGCATAATGAGCTGAAATCAGCGGCAATGATCGACCCGAAAAGTGACCTTGCGGACCTGATTGGTCGCCTAGAAAAGGGCGCCGAACCGCCCAGTGAACCATTGGCCAGGCAAGCATCCAAGCCCACCTACATCCTTGTGGTTGACGATCCAGATGAACGCTCAATCCTGCTGATCATCAGGACGTCTGCTGATGGCGTTCTCCGAGGAACAGTTGTTCTTCCACAGTGGTACGAAATACCCGAGATGTGGGACGGCCCGCACACGATGGACATCGCGCTGCAGCTCGTGGACGACTACGCCCACGAGTATGGCTATCAGGCTGTAGCGATCGACATTGAGAGCTCGCAGCTATGGCAGGCAGAATGGGGCGTGCTGGAGACTGGGCAGCTTGCGGAATAGTTTCCGGCACTAAGCCGCGAACAAGTCCATCTCGCGCTCGTCGGGCTCACCTTTACGACGCATCCCAGGCACCGCACCGATGTCGACCAACATGCTCTCAGCCTCGCGCACATACCAGTCGTAGTCGATGTCGTTAGGCAGCGCTTCCGGCAACTCCATGATCGGCATTGCACCGTCGGACTTTGGCACGCGGTTGCCGTTACTGGCATAGTGGATGGGAGCGTACTGGCGTGCAGCATAGTACCAGCGGATCGCCTTCCCGAGGTACTGCCCATTCCAGGTTGCGCCACCGTTGACCTTGCGCACGGTGACGAACTGCCGGATGTCCTGGCAGGCTTCTATGGTGGTGCGTAACGGCGTGCCGTGCGTGAGGTAAGCCACGACTGCTTCGATGCAGATCGTGGTCTGCGGGTTCTTGGACAATTGCCCACGATAGTCCGGCGGGCTGGCTGACCAAGGGTTCGCAAACACGCCCTTACCCTTGTGGCTGCCGTCATCCTTGATCGCGATGTAGTTGTTCACATCCCGATTGTGCATCGAGCGATAGGCAACCTCTTCGGTCTCGAAGTTGGTGCGCTCTTCCCAGTCAGACATGATCGCGTTGAACTGCTCGCGTTGGTCGTGCGGCACCATGGACGTGAAGCCGTCGGTATTGGCGCTGACCACTTCAATGCCGGCAGCTTCAACCTCCTCGATCGCCATAAGCAACGCCAACTGGCCGGTCAGCGTCGTGTTGATCATCTGTCGCGGTGCGTAAAGGATCGAGCCAGGCTGGCCGAGCTTTCCGAAGGTCCCGTTGATCACGATCTTGAGGGACTCGGCTGTGGTTTTTCGTTTCGCACGCTTGGCATCGAGGCGCCTGTCGCGGATACCGCGGTAAATCGGCATGAAGTGCTCGCCCAATGCCGAAGGCGCCAGGTCGTTGTTAATGATCAGCGCCGGGTAGTAGCTGGCCACGTCACGATCCAGCAGCGTGTGCGTCTCCGTGCTTTGCAGGGTGCGGCAGGACTCCTGGCTGTGAATGCCGCCGATGCCGATCTTATAGGTGGATTTGTTGATACGAATGTTGAACGCATCGAACCCTGGCGCGGACACCCGGCCGTTGTAATCGATGACGATCGGCACAGCGCAGGCTTGGCGCAGGACATCCTGCATGTATGGGGTGCTGTAGCCGATGAATGCCGGCGGCGTGTAGTTGAACTCGCCGGGTTCTTCCACCGGGGGCTTGGCGACCTCTCGGCGGGTTATCTTTTCGACTTCCTTCTTGATCACCGCCTCAGCGATCTGCGCGTCTGACTTGGAGCGCAGGTCCATGCTGTACTGGATGGACATCTCATTCCGCAGGGCCAACGGTTCTGCGAGCGAGTTGAGGAGCAATTCCGTAGCCGGAATGTCGCTGTTGATGCAGTAATCCTTGACTTGCTCACGCTGTTCGGCGTTGAGCCGCATGTTTGGGTCATACGGCAGATCCTGCATGCGCTTACCATGCAGTCGGCCATTGTAGATTTTGAGGCTGGCGTCGAGCGGAGCCACTTCAATAAGGTCGATGTGGTTCCAGCGTTTGGGCACGCGGAACTTGAAATTGCGCTCCACTGCCCAGATTGGCTCCTTGAGAACGATCAGGGCGTCACGGATCGCCACCAGGTCAGCATTGGACAGACCGGCTATAGCGGCGGCAATGATCACGCAGTCGAACGGCAGCGAGTTGAAGCCATAGGTCAGGTCGTTCTCCATGATGTCGGAGAGCGTGGTTATGTCGAGTTCGGTGTCTTGGCCGGACGGGCCCGTGATGCGCTCGAGCGCGACCACTTCACCGGTCTCGATGTTCTTCAAGGCGGCGAGGAAATATCCGGGGTAGACCTCGGTATCGAGAATGACGCTGGGCATTACCGAAAAGCCTCTATCGTGTGATCTATCGCCCAGTCGATGAACCGCTCACGCAGTTCCCATCCTGGTGACCAAAGCGAAATATAGCCTAATTTCTCGGCCCGACGTTCGGCGAACCACCATAGAAATGCGCTATGCTGAAGGTACTGTTCCCAGTCCTCGGCTCGCTCAAGCCGTTCAGCCAATCTTATGGCGATCTGCTCGTACTGCTCTTGCATCACACCACCTCATTATCATTCGCCGGTAGCCACCCACGGACCAGTTCCACTGCCCGTTGTGCTGCCTCTTCTTCTGTTGCGACCTGGACGACGACAACCGTGAACCCGAGCGTATCCAGGAGCGCAATGCGGTCGATCTGCTCTGCGGACTCCCTGCCCTTCTCACCCTTGAACTCGATGAAGTAGAGCCGGCCACCCTCCAGGTAGAGGCGCAAATCTGGCTCCCCTGGCACAAGTCCAGTAGCCTTCATCTTGACGGACTCCTGTGGCGATCGGCGCGCGGCCGCCATGTCGCCGGCCAGGGTAAAACGTCGCCCAAACTCCGGCATCGCACGCAGAGCGCGAACCGCCGAAGCTTGCAGACGCCACTCGAGAACCGGTGCTTTCACCAGCGTGGTGCGCTGCACCTTGGTGCCGTTGGCGAGGGTGACGGTGGTTTTCTTTGCTCGTACCCGCACCATCACGCCGCCTCCTCGCACACCGCAAACTTGCTGCCAGCCCCAGCCTTCGGCTTTGCGTTGAGATCAACAATTTCCTTCGCATCAAGTAGCCACCGAAGAGCCTCCTCGACCTGGCGCGTGTCTGAACCACGCACCCCACGTCGGCTCAGCAGCTTGGAGTAAGGGACCGGCTCTGAACTATCTCGCAGCGCCTCCAGCACGGACTTCCGCAGCGTCTCAGCCGGTGACGCCGACATGTGGTCGCGGATACCTTCCTGAACCAGCAGGATGGAGCGGTAGACCACGGCCCAAGCCCACTCGATGTCCTCGACAGTGATCGCAGGATTGGCCGCGTACTTGCTGATGGCCCGCAATGTGGCCAGACGCAGCGTGTTCTCAGCCGCACGAGCTCGAATGTCGCGCTTCTCCGATGGCCAGCGTGGATCGAACTGCCAGACGAAGATTTCGCCCCAGCGTTTGTAGGCTGCCCCGCCTTCGTCGCCGAGGAATGGCACGCGCCACTTGTCCTTCTGGTCACCGCGGCGAGCAGCGAACGCATGGACAGCGGAGTCCACACCCTTCTCGATGTGCGCCGGAATCGAGAAGTCCTGGTGCAATCGTGGCGGGGTGACCTGGTGCCCACGATCCTGTGCCGTGACGAACACGAAGCGGTTGAGGAAGCCGTCGCTGATGCTAGCTTCGGTCAGACCCGCATACAGTGTGTCGAGCGTGGTCATACCCAACACGGTAAGCGCAGGCCCTTCGATCGGCTCGTCGGTACCCTTGGCGTCAGCAGACGCGTAGGTGCGACCGTCGAACACTGAGTTCGCCTGGTCATAGATGGCGAGCAGGAATTTGCGGATTGACGCACTGGCTGCCGAGCCATTCCGCTTGTTGTTGACGTCCTGCAAGGTGATGCCGAACTCATCCATCACCACGGTCACCGACTTGGTGTTGGACTTGCGCAGGGTGCGTTCGAACGCGGCGTAGGACGTGTGGTCGCCGTTGCTGACTACGCCCATGGCGCCCAGTTTGTCGCTGATGCGACGGATGGCCTTGGGTGGGTAGCCTTTGCCACCGGCCGTGCCCAGGATTGTAGTCAGGTACAGGTTCACACCAGTGTAGGTCGGACCAAGAGCCTTGTCGCCGAACAGGCCAGCGAGCAGCCCCAATGCGGCCGCCAGGGAGAGTTCTGGTACTGGCATGATGGCAGTCTCGGTGATCCACTCAGCGATGTGGCGGAGCAGCCCGTCGGCAGCCAATGGATTGAACGGATCCGCGTGCATAGGTGGTGCAGCCGGCTCGTTCTCCTGCGGCTCGGGCACGAACGACGGTGCCAAAGGTGGGCGGCTGACCAGCTTTGCGGACAAATACCGGCCAAGGTCCACGAGCGCGGCCTGTTCGCCCTTGTCCATGCCGATCAGGTTAACGGCGAGACGAGCGCCCTCCTCTGCCGTCATTTCTTCGGGCACTTGGCGTGGGTGTTTGGCGCCGGAGTCCAGGCCAGAGCGGATCGTGGCACGGGCTGCCCCTGCGGAGTCTTTCGCCACATACCCGTTGAACTGGGCGGCAGCAAACAGTCGACTTTCAGCAGTGGCTCGATCCAGAACTCCGGCACCCACCAAAGTGCCCAGCGCAAAGGCAGACTCGTTCAACTGGGTGTTGCGCCCAGACGTGGTGCTTTCCAGCCGATCGATTTCGGCTTCGACGGCCGCCTCTACGTACCCTGTGGATGGTGCAGTACCGCCGACGGGCGTGGGAGAGTCTTGCTTTACGACCATGTCGATCAGCCATTGAGGAGCGTCGGCCGGTTCAGGCGGACGTGACTCCCAGGTATAGGCGCGACCGTCAGCGCGAACTGAGCCGGCTGCGACGATGAACCCACCGTCTCCTCGAGTGTCTAGGCCAGGAGCAAAGCGGCCGCGATTGCGGACTTGCTGACCATAAGGCAAGCGGAAAATGAAATGGCGCCCCCCGGAGGGAGTCTGTACGGTCACAGTCTCAGGCAGATTGCCGTGTTCGGCTTCAAGCGCAGCGAGTGTCGCCGATCCATCAACATCCTCGCCCTGGTCGACGTCGAGTACCCAAACACCGGTGGGTGCACCAGTTGGGATGGCGACCATGGCTGTCGGATTGTCTTCCCACAAACGACGAATGATCCGCTCATTCTTGGTCGCATTGCGGAAGCCGCGAGGTGTCAGCGGGCTCTTGGCACCATAGGTGATGAACTCGCCGGTGCTTGCGTCGAACAGTTCCTCGTCGGCTGCTCTAACTGGAAATACCGGCCACCCAGAGGCAGCATATTCCAGAGCCAGGTCCATCATCGATTTGGATTCAGGCTGCATCTTTGTCTCGCTTCTGGTTGTCATTGGCTGCAATCAGCGGCCACGCAGCGCTCTTGCTGTAGTTTTCAGGCGCCCATAGCGGCTGAAGGTTGGAAAGCATATTGATCTGCCGTGGATCGAGAATGCCCTGCCTCACAAATGCGGCGATCGGCTTCTTATGATCGATGTGCCATTGACCATGATTGTCCCAAGACATGCCTGGCTTGAACTGACACTCCATTCGAAGTTGAAGTTGCTCAGGCGAGAAACCTAGTAGTTCCCTGGTCTTCTTTTGTTTGGGCGTTCCAATCGCACGGTAGGTGCGCTCAAGCATCTGACGCATCCTCTTAAGCATCTTTGCTATTGGATCGTTGGCGAGCTGGCGGCGACGACGCGCATTCTCCATATCCATGCTTCGGCGCTTCTGCTCGGGGGATTGCGCTTTACGTCTCGCCTGCTCCAGAGTGTTCTTGCGCTCTCGATTACCGGGCTTCAGGCGCCACAATCTGACACGCTCAACTACTTCCGCGGATTTTGCCGCTGCGTAGGTCCGCTTGAGAGCCAGGTCAAGTTCGCGGTTCTCAAGACGCCAGGCACGATTGGTCTCATCGATGCACTGCTTGCATCGAGCAGTTTTGGCCATTTTTCCGGAACGTCGCTTCTTGTTGTAAAACAGGGCGAGCGCTTTCCACTCTCCACACTTCGTGCAGACCTTTCCGTCCTGATTATCGTTCGCGTAGTCCATGGCTAGAACGGCACCTCCGACTTGGCGATCTCAGCCCGCAGGCCGGCGCCGAATGCTTGAATGAGATCGCGGGCGAAACTGCGCACCTGCGGTTCTTCCCAGGCCGACAGGTCTGGACCATTGGCGTGGACGTGATGACCAGCCTGATCGATGGCGAAGTCGAGCGCGGCGTGCTCATGGGCGGTCATAGGCTGAGCACCGCGGATGTACTCCACCCATGGCAAGCACATCGGACACAGCTTATCGGGGTGACCGGTTTGGCGGCTGCAGATGAGGCATGGAGCGGTCATGCTGCACCTGCCGAGAAAAGGTCGGCTACACCATCCACTGGCGTGGACGGAGTGTTGTCGTTGGCAGGCTCGTCGAACTTGTTGACTTCGTTTCCCCACACAGCCCAGCCGGGACGACCCTGGCGAGCAAACATCTCTAGGTACGGGCCGGCAACCAGGCGTTGAATGCGCTCGTACTGTTCGTCTGGCTTGCGGCTATGTTCACGGCGAGGCGACATGATCAGTTCGCGCACGCCCATGTCGAGCCGCTTTGGCTTGCCACGGGTGAACATCAGGCAGATTTCAGTCTGCTTGCGCGTCCAATACCCCATGCCGATCTTTGGCACGCCAGTCTTGGTGGTCTTCACCCAGGTGAAGGCTTTCGTCTTGATGTCGAAGCCCCATGCACGACCGAGGTCGATCGCTTCGCCAATGTGGCTATCCACCACCCACATAAAGAGGCAGCAGTCCTTGGCCGCCACGTCGGCAACAGGGATGTCGCACAACTTGGTTGTTTCGGTTGTTATATAGTGATCGTTTGCGCTGCGGTGTGGGGTACCCGTCTTGCCCGACCATGAGCGGAACGCCCATGGTGGATCAGCCAGGATGACGCCAAAACCACCTTCAACAGTCGGAAGTGGGTTGCTCATTGGCCTGCCCCCAACCCAAACTGCGCTACGCGGCCGTGGCCCGAGCAATAAGACTCGCCTTCGCCCTTCACGGCACAGCCGCAGAACATCTGCTTGGTCGCACCAGCCACATCGACCGGCCACCGGCACATGCCATCTTCCAGGTCCATCAGGGTCACGGGGTTAGCGCCAGGCGTCCAAGCCTCGACCGCTACAGGGCGAGCCGGGATCATGGGCGGTCCGCCAACCTTCACGCGGCGCTCGAACAGGCGCTCCATGCCGTTATCTTGGCAGAAGCCGTAGATGACGGGGTGCGACACCCCGAGTTCGGCCGCGATCTGGCGCACGCTCAGGCCATCGTCGCGCAGCTCGCGGATACGGGCGATACGCTGATCGATGTCCAAGCCGGACCATTCACTAGTGGTGTTTGCATTGGCCGCCACCAAGCCATTGGCGGAGCAGAACTGTGATAAGGAGGTCAGGCGCAGACCTAAGCGGGTGGCCTGCTCCGTCCGGCTCATGCCTAGGGAGGTCAGGTGGCGAATGCGGGAGATACGTTCGGCGGTATTGAGGGCAGACCAGGTCACTTCAGCATCTCCAAGAGAACGGCACGTGCCAGTCGAAGCACGAACTGTTCGCGCGTTTCAGTGGCGGATTGTTTGGTGGACACCGTGCTAGCCACTTCGCGGCAGGCAACTACGAGTGTGTCCAGGTCGATGGTCGTTTCCCACTTCACCGCACACCTGCCTTCTCGGCTTCCTCGGCCAAGGCTAAGAGGTCGTTGGCCTGGTCGAGCGCGTCACGCGCGCCGTGTGGATCGGCAAGCCAGTTCTGGCGCCATTCGCCGAGCAGGTGCTTGGCACGCACACGCATGTCCTTTGGGCTGGCGTTTTTCATGTGGTAGTTTCTCCTCAGAATACGTGTGGTGAAAACGCATACAAACGCATATTTGTGGGCAAGCTAAAACGGCACATTGAAGTCCGCAGCCAAGCTCCGTAGGCGGTGGCGCTCTTCCTCATTCCTATCGCGCACAACCATGTTGTCGTTGCTGCCTTCGACCCGCTCGCCAGCACGGAAGTCGACGATCTCCGGCCACTTGCCGCCATACTTGATCTGCACCTCGGCAGTCGCGCAAAGCTCCCCTGCCCGGTCCAAGAACTCATCAACGGTCTTCGGGAATGGACGGGCGCCACCGTGTTGGTGCCACCAACGGTCAGCCTTGGACTTGGGGAATCCGGTGTGTTCTGGGCAGAGCCAGACCTTGTTGATCTTCATGCCGACCATGTAGTCGATCCGGACACTGGGCAGACCACCCTGCTTTTCGTGACGGCGGAAGGTTTGGCTCTTAACGGGTTCCCAAGCCGGCGGCTCGGTGGAGAGCATCGGCACCACGTCAGCTGACGCGGAGTGCTTTGGCTTGTCGGACTCGGGGAACTGGAAGCCGCAGTCGGGGCACTCGCGCGCCGATGCGTGGCAGATACTCTGGCAGTCCGGGCATTGGCGCACCGGAGCCTCGCCTTGCCCCTTACCCGGCTTCTTCACCTTCACATCGTCAATCGGCCCGAGGGTGCGAACCACGTTGGCGAAGTCAAGCACCAAGACGTTGTCCTTACCAGGTGACAGGCGCAGTCCACGGCCGACTTGCTGGACATAGAGGCTGGGCGATTTGGTCGGCCGCATCAGGGCAACAAGATCAATACCTGGGAAATCGAAGCCGACGCTGAGCACGTTCACGTTCGTGAGGCAGCGGATTTCGCCACGCTTGTAGGCTTCCAGGATACGGCGACGCTCAGCCGCCTCCATAGTGCCTTCTACAGTCTCACAAGTGACACCGTGCCGACGAACTTCATCGCGGACGGCATATGCGTGGTCAACGCCGGCGCAGAATAAGAGCCACGCCTTGCGATCCTGACCATACTGGACGATCTCGCGCACAGCGGATTCCGTGATTTCCTGCTTGTTCACGGCCGCTTCGGCTTCACCTAGAACGTACTCACCACCACGGGTGTGGACGCCAGTCATATCGAAGGTTGTTGCGGTCCCTTTGCTGATGGGCCGGGTCAGGAAACCCTGCTCAATCAACTCGCGGATCTGGACCTCGTAGGCCACAGTCTTGGCAATGGCGTTCTCGCCTTCTGTCAAATCCCCGCTGTCTAACCGCCATGGCGTGCCGGACATCAGGAGGATGCGCAGATCAGGGTTGATGGCGCGCAACGCATCAATGAACTGGCGGTACATGGTTGTTGCCTTGGGGCTGATCAGATGCCCCTCGTCGACGATCAGGCAGTCCACCCAGCCAATCTCGGCGGCAGCCTTATGGACGCTCTGGATAGAGCAAAAGAGTATCTGCGAACGGGTCTTGCGATGCCCTAGCGCTGCGCTGTTGATCCCAATCGGTGCCGACGGCCAAGCACGGAGCATGGCTTCTGCGTTCTGCTGCACCAATTCACGGGTGTGCACAGCACAGACGAAGCGAGCCTCGGGATATACCCCTATCATCTCCTGGATGAACATCGCCTGCATGATGGTCTTGCCGGCACCAACGGAAGCAACCAAGACGGTTGCATCGACAATGTCGAGCTCGGACTTGATCGCGTCTACGGCTTGCCGCTGGTATGGTCGAGGTTGAAAGTTCATGTCCGAGTCTCTATCGCATATAAACGCATGTTGCAAGTTGAATCGACTTTATTCGGGAACTTTCTTCAGGCAGCATTGTTCTCCTCGGTTGCGCCGTCGCGGTAGAGGGTGCCATCCGGCATCCGGTAAACGACCACTTCGTTCTCCTCGTCGACGTCAACCTGCTCGCCGCCAGGCACCAGTGCCGGGACGTACAAATGGGCACCACAGGCTTGCTTCTGCTCGTCGACTGACAACGGCTTCGACCAGCGTGAGCAGTTCCAGGCAGCGTCTCCATCCATGGTCGGAGTCGCATGCAGGCACGACCGGCAGGTCACTCTCGACCAGGCTTCTGCCCAACACACCGCTGCGTGCTTGCAGAACATTCCGCGGAAGTCGTCGCGCTTGTTGCACAGCCGGCTGGGTGGCTCGTCCATCATGATGATACGCTCGGCTCGAGCCAACTGCCGCATGCAGTAGACTGGATCGTACTCGATGCGCTCGAAGTAGCGCTTGTCTGTATCCTTGTCGGTCACCAGGTAGCCACACCGGTCCAAGCCTTCGGCATGCATACCAATCTGGCATTGACCGTAGTGAAGAGGCTTTGACTCCTTACAACCCTTCTTCTGGACATCCTTGAAGTTCTCGGTGTTGCTGGACTTGAACTCCATGAGGTGAATGGTTTTGGGCGCTTCCGGCAAACCAATAGCCTTACCGTCAATTTTCCCACGAACATGCCCACCTACCAGTCGAATGCGGTTCTGCTGGTCGAACACCTCAGCACCAATGGCTTCGAGGTCGGCAACCATTCGGTCTTCCCACATGTCGCCGGTGCGGAAGATGCTGATCTTACGGCCGTCGATTTCTTCCGGCTGGCTGGCCCATCGGAAGCCGAACCAGAGTGCGCGATCGCACTCTGTTCCGATTTCACCGACACTGATGCCTAGCGAGTCAAAGTGTTCGTTCGACTGCTTGTATGCCTCATAGATGGCGCGAACCGTACTGGGCTGCGGCTTTGGAATTGGGACCATTAGGCAGCCACCTCTTCCTGCCCGCCAATTAGATCAGCCAGGTCCGGAAACTGCTCACGCAGGATCGCGGCCACACCAAGAGCGACCTCGCGATGCTCTTTTTGAGTGCCCTGCTCGGTGCGCAGACCGACGTAGTGCAACCAGGAACGCAACGAACCAGCCATGTACATCCGGCTAGGCGTCATGCCTTCGGGCAGGACGGCACGGGCGACTTCCTTGGCGACGCCGTGACCTAAAGCCCAGTGGTAAGCACTGGTCGATGTAACTTGCACTTCGGCTTGGATAGCCTGCCAAGTTTCGGCGATCACCGGGTCATCGAGTTCAACCGACATCTGCCGATCAGTGGGATGCTGCAGCCGCGCTTCACGGAACACCGGCTCGTCATCGACGACTGCATACCTCTGGCTGAACTCCTGGAACGAGAAAGACCGATGGCGCAGAATCTGGCGGGCGATGTCACGCGTCGTGACGATCTCCATGGTGAGGCTGACCATCTCCATGGGCGACCATTCCTTACGCCGCACCAGCGAGCGCAGAAGCTTCCCACCAGTCTCATGCTTGTTCTGGTTGGCCGTGGAGGACACGCGGGCGCAGTAGGCGAGTAGGGCTGAGGTGTCCGGTACGTCGTCGACGACTGGACGGCTAATGGCGATAAGGCGGACGGTCATACCGGCGCTCCTTCAAACATATCCAAAGTGAAAGCACAGCGCTCATCCCGCGCCGGCATGTAGTCGAGCGCTTCACCACACGCGCGAGCGATGTCCCCCGCCCGCACGTTGCCGATCAGCCGAGCATCAGGCACCCAATGGAGAGCACAGTCCGCGACTTCCTCCAGCACCGCGCGAGCATCTGCGTTGTCCGTGAATCGCATCACGCTGCACTCCCCAGTTCGAAGTAGGTCAAAACGCCAGCCACTGGCTCGGAACCTCGAATATCTGCTGCTCGAGCAGCCAGGTTGAAGGTCACTTCCTCGCCGGGGATCGCCCCAAGCATTTCGGCCAGCGACGAGCAGTTGAATCCCCAGTCCTTTTCGTCGCCGCTGTAGATGGCAGCCACTTCCTCATTGGCTTCACCACGAGTGTGACTCCGCACGCTGAGGTTCACGGCGCCGGACACGACGCTGAAGCGCACACCGCGGCCAAGGTTCTCATCGCTCACCAGAGCTACGCGCTCGGCAGCTTCTTTGAGTTCACGCCGGTTGACGGTGACGCTGGCCAAGAAGTCAGCCGGCCAGAGCTTCTGGTAAGCCGGGTACTTGGCTTCGATCAGCTTGCTGACCACGACCAGGTGGGGTGTGGACAGCCGGATCCGGTTCTCGCCGACTTCGACCTGCACTGCACCAGCGGGAATGTGCGCCAACAACTTGGGTGGCAGGATCACGCCGGGGAACTCTGGTGCGTCATCGCCCACAGCCCGAGCCATGCGCTTACCGTCAGTCGCGACAGCCACTAGTTGACCCGCCTCGACGTGCACATAGGTGCCAACCAACATCGGGTGCTGCGAATGCGCACCTGCGGCGAATGACACTTGGCTGGTCAGACCAGCTAGGTCGGCAGTGAACGAGACTAGAAAGTCCCCGACCCCAAGCATCGGAAAGCCATCGACCGGCAGTGTGGGCAGCTTGAATTTGGAGCGACCGCTACGGACGATCAACTGCTCGCCATCCATCTCAAGGACGACTTCTGTGCCAGCCAGCCGACGAACGATCCCGTCGAGGTCACGGCCAGGCACAGCGACAACAGCCAAGTCGCCGTCGGCAGCGATTGTGCCTTCCGCTTGAATATCGAGATCGGTACCCCGCACGGTGAGCCTACCATCCACGCTTTCGATCAGAACATGAGAAAGCAGAGGAATCGTATTGCAAGTGTCGACAACTTTGGACACCGCTGCTAGTATGCGCAATAGTTCAGTTCGTCCGATCGTGGTCGGCATTGAACTCTCCTGTTGTGGTGACGGGAGCATTTACAAAGGCGGCAAGGTGGTTCGTGGTAGTTCCCCCCGGCCGCCTTTGTGTTTTCTGGTGGGTGCTAGTTAGCCCACCAGCCAATGATGCCGGTGACTAGGCCGGACACTGCCCAGACAAACGCGAGCGCGATCAGAGTCCACCAGCCGATTGCCCACAGCTTGGTACCGAGGTCGACCTTGGGTGCTTTAGCGTCGATGGTCACCATTACTTCTGACCCCAAGGGCGCTTCTTCTGTTCGGTGCTGGGGGCGGCATTGTCGTTTGCAGCGGGACGACGGTTGTCGTTGGCCGGCTTTGGAGATGTGGACCCGGTGATCACTGGAGTGGGCATCTCTTCCTTGTCGGGGAAATAGTACCGCTTCACCTCGTTGCGGGCTGGCCAGCGTGGGCTGCCATCATCGTTCTTTTCCTTGCTGTCCTTGCCCATACCAACTTTGCCAAAGAAGGCTTCGAACAGCAGTTCGTCGCTGTCTTCCACCGGCTTGTCGATGCCAAGTGCACGGCAAAGAGAACCGAATTGCTTCTCACCAATTTCTTGGGTGGTCGCATTAGGATGTTCGATGTTGTAGTTGCTGAAGAACTGTCGGCCCGCGTAGTTCTCCGGCTCAATGACGCGAATGGTGGCGTTGACGGACGTTTTTCCGTCACCTGATTTCACGTCTGCTGCCGACACCTCCAGCTTATAGATGCCGTCCGGAAGATTGTCGTAGCTGCGCTGCTCCGTGTCTACGTTGCGCGGATCGAATTTCTGGCCAAGTCCTGCCATGGGGTAGTTCCTCTATGTGGTGGTGTGGTGAAAGGCTGGCGGGTGTCGGCCCGCCGGCAGGGTCAGCCGATCAGTTCGGCAATCTTGGCGCGAGTGCGGGTGGCCTGCTCAATGTTGGCAGTTGCCGTCTCACGATCGGCAATAGCGGCGTTGACCTTCTCGCTGGCCTTCTCACGGTCAGCCTGTTGCTGAGCGATGAACGTGTCGAGGCGCTTGGCCGTCTTGTCGAAGATCGCGAGAATGGAAGCGAGCGATTCACGCCCGGTGACCACGTTGGCCATGGGAAGTCTCCTCATTAGGGATGGAAAAGGGTGCGGGCCGGAGCCCGCTGGTTAGGCGGCTAGGTTGTCGGCTAGGGTGCGCAGAGCGTCAGCGATGTTCTCGTTTGCGACGGTCAGCGTAAGGGTGACGCTGCTTGGGGTCACTGGATCAAGATCGACCGTCGGCCACCACCAGCCGTGGTTCTCGAACGACCAACCAGGACATTCGTCGTAGCCGTCTTCGGCTTTGATGACGACTTCGTCGCCGATGTGCTTGTCTAGCCAGTCGTGACCACGAGAGTTGCGGGCGATACGCACCCGATCACCGACCTTGAACTTGGGTTGGGGCTCAACCGCTTCGACGGCGACAATTGGCTCTTCGACCCACTCGGCAACAAGGTCGTTGACATGCTCTGTGCCATCGCCAAACCAGTTGCCATCCTCGTTGTAGAAGCGATTGTAGTTCCCGTCTGCGGCGCTCCAAGGTTGCGGATCGTGCCAAGGTTCGTGAACTACCGGCCCAACCTTCCGACCATCACGGGTGCGGTAGAACTTACCGGCTTCGATGGTGAACGGAGCGGCCTCAACCTCATGCTTAAAGGCGTAAGTATGGTTGCCGTTGGTGGCACGCAGCTTGAAGTCGTAGAAGCCGCCATCGTATTCTTCGATGATGGAACCATCGAACTCACCGCGGACGCGGGTCCAATTCACCCGATCACCGATCTTGAAGTCCGGTGCGGGTGGAACTGCAGCCTTCTCCTCCAGAGCTGGCTCGGGCTCAACCAGGGTGAAGTTCTGACGAATGGACTCAACATCCCACGAGTGGTTCTGCTCGTCAGTGTCGTCGGTGACGTAGAGCGTTGAACCGCGTTCCTTGTGGACTAAGTATTCCTTTCCAGCGGTGTACATCGACGGGTTCCACTTACCAGCCCAGATCACCCGATCGCCCACCTTCGGCACCCATTGCTCCACTGGAGCAGACGCAGTGGTGGGTTCGTCGATGACCGTGAACGAGTCTTTGTCGAACCAGCCATCCTGGCAGTAGAGTGGATTATCATAACGAACCTGACGTTCGCCTTTGCGCTTGCCGATGATCGTAGCGGTGTCACCCGCCCAATCTTGCACCCGTGCGCCAATACCGTACTTCCCCATAGGGAACTCCTCAGTTGTGGTAGTTAATGTGCCGCAGAGCGGCCGTGGTGATTGGAAGAGGTGGCTTACGCCACCACGCCAGTTGGCTCAGGGAAGTACTTGCTCAACTCAACATACCCCTGCCCCTGCTTAAATGAGATCGAAGCAGGCATTGAGTAGCGGTTGCCAGCGATGAAGCCTGCGCGCTCTTCCAGGTGGATCTGACGCTCGGAACCGCCTTCGGCGTGGGCCACCTTCTTATTGAACCCCACTTCTTTCTCCTTGAGAGAGATGCGGTAGTTCAGGAAGCCAATCACGTCGGCCTTTTCGCGGGCCAGAGCAGCTGCGCGCTTATGCAGCTTGATCGAGTACCGGCTATACGGATCGCTGGTCGGGCTGTCGAAGCGGGCGATTTCCGGGTGTGCGATCTGCACCACGGCGATACCGGCGTTTTTGAGAGCCGAAATGGCCTGAAAGTACTCGTTCCACTCGGTGTCGGCTTCGACGTAGCCCTTGCCGAAACCGGGCTCTTCAATGCTCGCCACGCCCAAACGCCGGCAAGTGGCCGCCCACACCAGTGGCTCAAGGCCATCCAAGCTGTCGACGATCACCGTCTTGCGGTCGTGTTCTTCGGTCAGCAGTTCGCCGAAGATGTTCAGCAGATCGTCGAAGCTCTCGATCGTGCCTGGTGTTGGAAGGTCAATACCCTCGGGAGTGCGCTCACCATCGGTGGGCAGGTAAAGCGGATCCGGAAACTCGGCTGCGAGGCTGGTCTTGCCAACCTTGCCGACGCCATAAAGAAGGACGATCGGCGGAAGCTTGCTGGCTGAGGATCGTAACGATCCTAGTGAGATTGCCATATGGTAGTTCCTCAGTGGTGGTGTGGTGTGTATTATGCGGTTGCCCGCCGTAGCGCCTACTCCTCGACTGGCGCCATTTCTTCTGGATACATCCAGCGTTGCTCACTGGATAACTGGACAAGGTAGATGCCGTCTGGGAAACCGAACTTGGTCCTGCCGACTACAATTCCCTGGCCCTCTGCTGTCTCAACTTGCTGGTTCAAAACAAAATCGTAGTCGTAGTTGGACAGCGCGCTGCCCATGGAACTCCCCATATCCGCCTCAACTTATTTCGCATCCAAGGGAACTGTTCCGCATGGTTTCGACTTTATGACTGTGTGTTGTTTCGCTTGGCAAGAGGTATAATGCGAAATAATGCGTTGATCGTGTCGAATTTATGCGCTATGAGCGACGCACATTATGCGGGGATACAGCTAATGAAAAAACTTGGATGGAAGATCAAGAACCTACGAACAGAACTTGGTCTGACCCAAGGTGAGCTTGCCAAGAAGATCGGTGACTATCCACAGTCGACGATCGCCAAGTGGGAAAACGACAAGCAAATTCCTCGGCCTGATGCAATTGGCAAGCTGGCGGAACTCGCGGGTGAGACCCGTTTGCAGTTCCTTGGCCAAGAGGCCGTTCCACTCTCCAACCTACCGGGTCGAAGAATAGAGGTTGTCACCAGTCTAAAGGCCGGCGCATGGAGATCGGCACCTGAATGGGAACCAGCCGACAGATACGAGGTGCCCGCCATTCTTCCGCGCATCTGGGACAATGTTCCATTGCATGCAGCGGAAGTAGACGGCGACTCCATGAATAGGTTTTACCCGGATGGATCGATCGTCTTTCTAGCTCCAGTGGAGAACATCCCTGGTGGCTTGAAGAGTGGTATGCACGTGGCTGTCGTGAACCACAACCATGGTGAGTACGAAGTGACTCTCAAGGAATACGTGGTTGACGAGTACGGCAAGAAGTGGCTGTGGCCGCGCTCGACATCTCCCGAACATCAGCAGCCTGTTAAGTTCGATCGGCAGAGCAACGTCATCGAGATCAAGGGTGTTGTCGTTTCGTCGTTCGCCATGGCACCAGGCATGGGCCGTATGCGATGACATGCGCAGGTATTCGTTTCCTGCTTGACTAACGAATAAAAACGCATATAGTCGATTCCATTCACCACAGGAGTCGACTATGGATGCGAACACCACACCCACCGTACCGGAGGCAGTTGTAGGCGGCGGCTATGCCGTCATTCGCCGCAACAGCGTCGGCCGTTTGCGCGCACCTCGCTGCCCCTTTGAACATGGTTCGGCTGAGTCCGCGCGTGCTGAAGCGCGCCGCATGGCTCGCCTGAACCCTGGCCGCGAATACGTTGCTGTCCAGATCATCTCGGCAGAGGTGGCATGATGGACGTTTGGCACGAAGACAGCGGCGACGATAAGAGCGGCCTGATCATCAGCATCATTGCGTTCGGCATGGTCATGTCGGCGATCGTCGGTGGGGCTGTGGTGTGGTTCGCGTTTGGAGGTGGGCTGTGACAAACCCCATGACCCCCACGATGAACAAAACAGCGGGCGAGCGGCTGAGGAATGAGCGGCTGGCCCGATTTATCGAGACTTGCACTGCAATGGGCGATGCGGGCGACGGGCAGCGATATTCGTGGTGGGACGATCTAACTACCGCACTCACCGAACTCCAAGCCCTCCGCTCCAATCCAGTGGGGGCGGAAACCCCTATCGTGCGAAGCGAGGTAGAAACCGAACTAAGCCTGTCACCATGTCCCGGTTGCGAGGCGCGTAACGTATTCGTGCGACAGCCTCACAATGATGCCCGGCACCATGTTCAATGTCGCATCTGCTCCATGCGAGGGCCGCAACGCATGAGTGTTGCTGATGCGGTGATTGAGTGGAACAACCTTCCGCGTCGCACCTCCCCATCCCCAAGGGTCACAGAAGCCACTCCGATAGGGGTGGAGAATGGGAGTGCCAATTGGGTTCTGGTGCCGCGTGAACCAACTGAAGCGATGGTTCTCGCGGGCGAGAAAGCTTATGACGATCACTTAGACGCTCGTTTGGCAGACAAGCATAGCGGGGCGCCTTTTGCGCCTTATCCAAGCGAAGCGACACACGCCCTATGCTCACGTGTCGCTTATCAGGCCATGCTAGCGGCTGCTCCCAACCCTCCATTCTTGAGGGCGGAAGAAGCCGATCTAATAGGGTGCCACGTGAGAGCGCTTGAGTGGGAAGCAACCTCGACCAAGCCAGATGTTCTAGGTGGAGGCGTGCGCTGGTATTGGACAGCGAAAGACCCTTTTGGGCACTTGATCGAAATACGGGTTCTTACAGCCGACTTCAATGGGTTGTGCCAATGGCCGGCGGATAGCCGGAACGCGGTCGAATTCACGACCGCAGCCGAAGCCAAAGCCGCAGCTCAATCCGACTTCAACGCCCGCGTAATGTCCTGCCTCGTCGCCCCTACAGGGGTAGAGGTAACGGGAGGGGTTAAAGCAGCGCGAGTTTGGGACGAGGAAGAGCAAACCTTCCGTGACCCGCCTGTAGAAGCCACTCCGATAGGGGTGGAGCCTGCCGGCTATCTTTTTCGCCTTCGGTATGGCCCGGATCACTGGTCGCATCAACTGATGTTCTCTACCGTGCTGCCAAAGGAAGGCGACTACAAGGAAGTCCAGCCCCTCTACGCCTCCCCCGCCCCTACAGGGGTAGAGGTAACGGAAAGAATCGTAGAGCGGGTCTACCTGTCACTGGTAGCCGCCAGCGAATGGCCGAATTGGGAGGAACCCGATATTCGCGGCTTCATTCGTGCCGTCCTAACCGACGCTCTGTATCCCGATGACGCAAAGGTAGAGCGGGAATGAGCTATTCCGGCTTCTGCCTCTGCCTGCGCTTGATCTCGCGCTCGATAGCCTCGCGGATGAACTCAGCTCTCCTATTCGGACCAGCGAGTTCGTCAATGCGCTCTGCCATGCCTTCCGGCAAGCGCACGAGCATCGGCTTCACGTTCATTGGCGGGCGTCCCATTCGAGGGGCATTACCCGATATCGGTATTTCTGTCAAAGCACCACCTAAAGCGATATCGCTTATTGACTGCATAACAGATATCGCTTATGACTTCAATCAACAACTGATTGGAGCGCCGAGATGACCCACACACCTCACGCCTGCACCTACTGCACTAGCACCAAGAACCTTGTTGTTTGGGAAAAAGCGCAGAACGGTTTCCCTGATCAATTCATCTGCCCCAAGTGCGAGGATGCCGCCTTGGAGGCAACTCTTCCGATCCCTCGTCTGAGCGACGAGCGTTTGGATGTGATCATTCACGAGCTGAGCAACGGCCCTTCAAAGCCTTTCTGGGCAGAGCAGCTCATGGCACTGAACGAACTCAAGGCTATTCGTTCGTCCACCCTGCCAACTCCACCCCCAATCCCCAGCAACGGAGAAGGGCAATGAAAAAGCCCGACGACATACCAGAGGATGTTTGGGACACAGCTTTCAACGCGATGGTCGATAGTGACTACCTGTCGCTTTGTGATCTCGAAGATGTAGCCCGCGCCATTCTGGCTGACCGTGCCATTCGCCCCCCTACAGGGATAGAGGTAACGCAGCTACAACTTGCCTTGGTGTCTTGGGTCAACGTCGCAGAAATGCTCGCGGACCAGCCCGGAATGGAAGCACATTTCCATGACGTAGCAGACGCGACCTTGGATGTAGTCACCGCCGCCCGCGCCGCCCTTACCAGCACTGAGGGGGAGGCGCCCGATGGGCGTTAATCGTGAACGTTGGCAGCGCACTTGGTTTCCGCTCGTGTGGCAGCGTTGGTGCATTGCTCGAACGAACAGCACCGGCAGTCAATTCATAGAGTGGTGGGAATACCGCTGGTCCATTCAGGAGCCCACCCCATGAGCCCCAACGACAAGCCGGAAGAGCTTCGCATGGACGCATACTACTACGGCTTTGACCGAACTGGATGCGATGCCGTTAACCGCATTCTTTCGGCCGTGGCCTGCGCGGGTAAGGCGTTCCACTCGACGGAGGACTGGAACGATGAAGCAGGCGACTGGGGCGGTAAAGGGAAAACGCCTGTTGAGTGGATACAGAACGCGGCAAACGAAGCCGCTTCCCTCGTTACCCGACTTCAACAAGCGGAGGAGGCGTTGAAACGGATAGCTGAGGGCAATCTCGGAGATGACCCTTGGCAGGCCAACTATGCCAAGATCAGGCGGGTTGCGTCCGAAGCGCTCTCCATCCATCATCAGGAGGGGAGGGAATGAGTAAGCCAGAGGACGTGAGCCACGAAGCTTGGAACGCTGCGAAGGAAGCTTTGTTCGTTTCCGACCCAATCCCAAGCTATATGGAAGCCGTAATGACCTCGGTAAGCTTGGCCATCATGGCCGCTAAAGCTGAGGAACGGGAAGCCATAGCGCAATTGGCTGAAGCGACAGCCGATCACTACGACGCCAAATCCATCGCAGATGCGATTGAGGATGTGCCAGCCAATCGCGCCGCAGAAAAGGCCCTGAAAGGTTTCGCCTCCGCCATCCGCAATCCCACCCACTCCAGCAATATGGGGGAGAGGTGAATGGTGGCTCCTGACAAACCTGAAATCGACCCCTACGCCGAACTCGAGGAGCGAGCCAGCACCGACGACATGATCGACGGCGAACCACGCAGGCGTGTGCGCTTACCGAAGCAGCGGAGGAAGCCGTGAAAGCGGATAATGACAATGGGCCGCTTGGCAGCATTTATACGCTCGACGAGGCTGCTGCTTACTTCAAGACATCGAAGAACGCTTTAGCTCGGCTCGCCAGGCGCACAGGTAACTGCTCAGCAATCGGCCGCGCGATACTTTTCAGCGACAGCGATCTGCTGGCCATATGGGACAACATCAGATGCCAATCAGCAAATTCCAACGAGGAAAAGTCTGGTATCTCCGAGGCACCGTTACTGTCGGAGAAAAAAGCAGGTCAGTCTACGAGACTACAGGAGTTGCTGACGAGGCCCAGGCGGAAATCCTCCGGACCAGGAAAGAAGCAAGCATAACGGAAGAGCTGCTCTATGGGACCAAACAAGTTGTCCTGTTTGATGATGCAGTTGAGTCCTACTTGGAGTCTGGAGGCTCCAATCGGTTCCTAGCAGCCTTGTGTACCAAGTTCGGTAGGCGGAAACTCAAGTCTATTGCTCAGTCAGACTTAGACGCCGCTGCTCGAGCGATATACCCGCACGCCAACCATGAAACTCGTAACCGTCAGATCTACACGCCGTTCATTGCAGTCTGGAACCATGCAGTACTGAATGATTGGGCGGATCCGCGGAAATGGCAGCGGCCACGTAAGGTGAAGGGAACAAACGTCACCGTGCTGAAAAAGCAGCGGGCCGGTACTCACCCTGTACCGTATGAGCGAGCCGCATTGTTCGTCTCTAAAATGTCACCTGCTCCGGCTATGCTCATGACAGCGCTGTTCTACACTGGCATGCGCCCCATCGAGATATTCTCGCTAGAGGCTGACGACGTGAACGTTGACGGTCGCTGGATTACTCTTTCGCACTCCAAGACAGGTGAACCTCGTGGCATTCCAATGCACGAGTTCATAGTCCCGCTGTTCACCTCACTGATCGGGCGTGGAGGCGTACTATTCCGCACCTACAAAGGGAATGCATACGAAGAGAAGGAAGACGGTGGCGGTCAGATGAAAAGCGCCATCCTGGGAGCCAGGCGTCGCCTACGGCTCGCGAAAACGCCCATCGAGGACATAGCGCCCTACTCTGGTCGGCACAGTGTTTCTACACAGTTGGTCGTCAATGGTGTGCACTCCCACATCAAGGACCAGATACTCGGGCACGCCGTTACTGACATGAGTCGTCACTATACCAACGTGCCCCAGGCGCCGTTGATTGAAGCTATCAACACCCTTCCAGTCCCAGAGCTTTGGCGATCGCTGCCGTGGTGGCAGGATCCTGCGAACTGGGTATCTAGGGTAATCGAGGGGCAGGGTCGGCGCACCGATTTGGAACAGGAGAAACGAGCGTGATTGCCGGGATTTTGGAGTGGGTGAACACGCTTACTCCGCAAGCGGCCAATCTACTAGGTACGACTGCGGGTCTGGTCTCTGGGTCCGTAGCGCTTGTGGCAGGAGCATTGTTCAATGCACATCTCAATAGACGACGAGATGATCGGCTGCGGGCAAGAGATGCACTAACACTTGCGAGCGCTCTTCGTATCGAGGCTAAGATGCAAGCCGATGCATTTAGGGACACTATAGAGTCTTTCCGCAACACTAAGGGTAATGACGCCGGCATTCCGAAACCAACAAGCCACGTGTGGGACAACTCCCAAGATCAACTCGGACTACTCAGCGAGGAAGCAGTAGCGGACCTGCTTCATGCCAACCTTTCACTCCCATCTTGGTACTCTGGGATGGTTGTCGTCGGTGGAGGATCTATTCGGACGCTTGGCGACCAAGAGTACATCATGCTGCCGTCTGGTAGGCTGCATTGGGCGGCAAACATAACCGAGCAGATGCCAGGCAAGTTCGACAAAGTCGTCGCTAGCCTTGATCGGTTCATCACCGAGACCCGAAAGAAGGTCTAGCGCATCTGTGCACCGCACGTGCAGTGTGTTGCACAACCCTCCAAAACCCCTTACCAAGCGGCTGCTTCCAGACTTCCACAACCGCCCTTGGTAAGGGAGAGGCCGACAGTTCAATCCTGTCCGGCAGCACCAGTTTCCTCCCAATCCTAATAAATCAGCCAGCGTGGCGAGCGCCGGTAATCCAATAGAGAGATCGGCTCAGCGGCACTGCCTCTGGCGGCAACGCGCTAGACTGCGGCCGTTCGGATCTGCTGCCAATACCTGCCTCGGGTAAGCCGACCAGCAAGCATGCTGACGCCAAGGCTGGCGACGAGGAAATTCTTGGCAAAAACGAGCAATGAGCCCGTCAGTTGGGCTGATGTAACTAAATCATATTGACTGTAGAGGACTTTAAGCAAAGCGAGCGCTGCGCAGTAGAGAACGATATCTCGGCGCCTGCCGCACAGAAAAACAAATGGCATGAGCCATATCAGGTACTCGCCAGAGAAAACCTTCGATGTCAGCAATACCAGCACAACAACGGCACCGCCGATGCAGGCAAGAGTTGAGCTTGAAGCCCCAATCCCGGAAGGCGACGCGGTCCGTCTTGCGATGCTGAGTGCGAGCAACAGGATGGCAAGGTAGCCAAGAACCAGAAGAACCTGCGCGCCGGTCAATACCCATTGCGGCGCCATGACATTGTGGGATCCATAAGAAAAGAGCGTTTCTGGAACGCCGCCGAGAAGAGCAGTAAGGAATACACTTAGGTTCCCCGCTGCGCTTTCGATCTGCGCTGGTCGATCTGCCATGTAGCGCAAATAGCCAAGGCTATCTGCCGGACTGGTGCCGAACGCCGCAATCAT